CCTTGCTTTCTTGTTCCGGCTTGCACTGCATGTCCAATTCTATGAGCCATCATCCACGGTGTCAACATAACTTTACTATCGCCCGTGTTGCCAACGAACACGATAGTAATTGCATCTTCACTGGCTTGAATAATTTGATTTGCATACTGACCAAATATTTCTTGTATATATTTTGGATCCATTGGACCATACTCACTGTACTTACCCGTACCAGATATATTACTAAAGAACAATCTAAAGTCATATGGAGTTTTTTCAAAGAACCTAGCAGTTTTTAATTGGTTAGTAGGATGCGGTACTAATTTTTTGTCCGCTCCTCTAAAAGGTCCTGGCTTTTCAAAATCACCGATTGGTTGATAATCAGCTAGGGGTGCTTCGGTAATAAACTCAATAGCTCTCATTATGCTCTTTCGCGTTTTAAAATGCTTCTAAGCATCCAGCCGTGTTTTCCGTGTGCATCAATTCTACTAGCAATGAAATCTGCAATACCTTGCTCATTTTCTTCTTCTGCAATAACAAACATTTCTTTCCACATGGATAATATTTTAGCATTATCAGACAACAATTCAGCTATCATTAATTCAGCGCGAGGTATTTTAATTTGATCAGACACGATACTTAACTCTGCAAATCTAGTGATACTCCCAGGAGTGTAATGATCCAATACTCTTATATATTCTGCTGTTCTGTCGATGGCGTTTTCGTTTATTTCCGAATACAAATCATCTAAAAATTTATGGTATTGTGGGAAATCAGGACCCTCAACGTTCCAGTGAAAGTTTTGAACTTTTATTTGAAACACATAACTACTTGCTAATGCGATTTTTAAGCTGTCTACTAACATAATTTATCCTATTAATGGAACAATAAATAAGTTCCCAAAACATCTGCGCGGTTTGCACTATCGTCACCGTCACCCGGTTTTACAATGACGTTATATATTGCTTTGTCACCTTCCGGAATACGCATCATTTCATCATATGTGATGATTGACTTAGGATTAACATTGTATTTTTGTCCTAAGTCTAATTTTAATTGATTCAGGTCTTGCTGGCTTTTGTATTGCCATTTACCGCTTGTATCTTTTTGTAATATGTTTGCAAACATATCTTTTGGCACTACCCTGCTGTGTTTAACTTTTTGAAAGTCAATTTTCTTTTCTTGTTTTGGTTGGGCGCCGCCGCTGAAATTAATTCTGAAGTTTTTAGGTTTCGCACCACTAGCGACATCAGCTATTTTGGTGTATGCGTAAAATTTAACATCGGGATGCATGTTTGCAACATCGTATGCCAAATTTAGATATTCTGGGCTAAAGAAGTCACCAGCGTCATGCCATCTGATTATTACTTGTGTATTCTTTTTAGCGTATTTTTTTTCTTCTTTTGAAATCTCTTCGTTCAACTTATTTTTGAACCCTTCCGGATCGTTCAATAAAAAGTTTAATATTCTTGACTGACTCATTGAAGTAGCTTTCCACTGAACATATCCGCCCTTCATTGCATAACAATAAATTTGACAGGCTCCTGCCCCCGGGCATGTATCCACCACCACAAAATCATTTGTATCTTCATCTACTGCTAATCCTTTAAGTGCCGGCAGACCTATATTAAAAAATATACTAGAGCTACCATCACTGTGCACCATTTTTTCATTTTGCTTTAAAAGTTTTTCAGGGCGTTTTTTAATTTCTGCTTTTAATTTTTCTAAATCAAACTTTTTACCCGTTTCGCTATCTATAATTGGTATGTTGCTACCATGAATATATGGATTTTTGTATTTGTCTGTTTTTTTCTTTTCTTTGCCTAAAATTCTTTCTAGATAACTAGTCATTTCAGGTTCATCCATCTTACGTGTTCTGGCACCGAGCATTTTTTCTGCTTCGTACATCTCTTCGGCTACGCGACTTTCAGGGTCATCACTGCCTACAAACTGCTGCAAACTCACCACCTTAATTCCAGGTAATGCATCTCCAAAATCACTAGTTAAATTTTTGGCTTTTTTGGCCTTTAATTTTTTAGCTTCAACTAATAACAAATCTTTTATTTTCATTTTAAAAATTACCTATAATTATTTTGATTTACTTCCCCAGTTTTTGGCGCCTTTTTTCCTACATTGCACTAAAGCACCACTAGCATATGCGCTAGGCCAAACTTTATAACGGCTTTTTACTTTGTAGTAGCAAGCATCTTTCTTTTCATTAATCATTTCTTCAGAGTACATTGCACCGCCGCATTCAGGGCACATTTCATGACCTTCCGCTACACCTTGCTTTCTAAACACTCCACCACTCTTAAAAATGGCCACAATGTCTTTAGCAGAATCATTGCCACTGCTGCTGTAATTTAGCTTACCACTTCTAGTAACTTGTCCTTCGGCCCATCCATACCAACCTGGATCTTCTGTGTTGTGTTCAACTTCTACAAATTGTCTTGTGGGACTAGTCCAACGATATACATTGCCTTCTTGAGTTGGTGTGTATCCCAATTGCTGTAGCTTTGCATCTAGTTTTTGTATGAAACTTGTTTTCTTCTTCAGAGTATCAGAATGAGCAAAACCTTTAGAAACTTTTTCGGCTTGACTCATTTTATCCACTTGTTTGCCAAGCTTCGGATCAACATCGTGCCAAGTTTTGGGATGCTCGCCTTCCGCCACACCTTCATTACTCTTTTTCTTTGTAGCTACATTGATAGCTGGTCCACTACGTTCTGGATTTGGATCTTCTCTACGCTTACGTGCTGCCGCACTTGCACGACCCTTCTTACCTAAACTATGTGCTTTACTTTGTGGTAAACATTTTGGTTTGCCTTCACTGTCATCACCCCTAGCGCAAGGGCCCATTATTTTTCCCTGAGGATTAAATCTTACCCATTTTTCACGAAACCATTTTTTAAGGTCTTCAGTTACATCAATATCATTATTTTCGGTTTCTTTTACGTTGTATTTCTTTTTTAATTCTGCCGCTTTTTTATATCTCTCTTCGTCAGGAAGATCGAATGTAGCCTTTAACTCTTTATAATAATTGGGGTCAGGTAGTCCCGACTTTTTACGTAGTTCTTGATGACGCTTGTGCAGTTTGTCTTGTGCCGAACCTTCTACTATATCTTTACCAGTTAGCTCAGTATATTCATTCCAGTAGAAATCCAAATCATCTTGCAAAACTGATTGTGCAAATTTGGACCCATATTTTTGGTCTAATAGACTCCATAATTCTTCACCAAACTCATCACGGTCATAATCACTTACTTCGCTGGCAATGCGTTTGACCATGGGCATTACACAATTGAAAGTTCTATCTCCTAAAAAACCTTCCGCCACACCTTGCTCTTTCAATGGATAAGGCAAAGTTTTAATGCCTTTATACATTGACTGAACTTTGTTATAACGCTTAGTTTCTTTTTCTGCGTCTGGCAACGAACCTTGATTATAATGCCCCAAGACACGACCAAAATGTTTTGAAGCAACTACCTCAGGATGTTCTTTGCCTTTAACTGCTCTTTTGACGCCTTTAACAATGTCAGAGAAGCCTTCCGCTACACCTTGCTTCATATCAACTACTGCGGCTCTTGTTCCGTGGTCGTTGTGTTCTCGGGCCACATATTGTTGTGCCCTGATTATAGCGACCTCTTCATTTTTAGCCTCAACCCAGACAGAATATGACCGCTTTTGTCCTTTGACTACTACCTTATATTTGTTTGTTTCAGAGCCTTCCGCCACACCTTTCTTTTTCAATGTGTCAGGATGTGCTAGGCCTTTCTTGACCTTTTCAGCCTGCGACATTTTATCTACAGCTTTACCAAGTTTTGGATCAACATCATGCCAGGTCTTGGGATGAGGCTTCTTCTCACCTTCCGCCACACCTTGCTCGTCTAATGGGTCATCTCTGACTGTAGGGCGATATTCTTGGGGTTCTAGACCTCTTATAGCTCTGTACGCTGCATCTAAAATTTCCATTCGAGTAGGATGATCTAGCCTTGCATACCATGGTTGTTCTTGCAACTGATCAAACACATCTCTGCGTTCTGCATTCGCAAAGTTTTCGTCGTAGTCCCAATATGTAAACGATACCTTCTTACCTTCGATGTCCAAAGTCAAAATCATTTGATCTAGATCGTAATCTTGATCAACGACTCTGATGCCTTCTGCTACACTTTTTGTGGAAAATTTTTGTAACTTATCTATCTCTTTGTTCTCTAAATATTCTCTTACAGAATTTAAATAATCATTGGCTTTTATTATTTTTTCTTGAACCCAACCTTCAATTCCATCAGATTCAGTTAAATCCTTTATTAGCTCATATATTTTTTTGGAATTTTTATTTGCACTTACTAAATCACTTCTAGCCATTTCTACTTCATGATCTTGCCTTAATAAATCTTTTTTATGAAAGCCGGGTTTGGGTCCCTTTTTAGATATTGGATTAATAATTAAATCCTGTTCATTAATTTCTTCTTCTTTGACTGCTATAGAATTAGGGAATTTTTTACTGGTTTTAATTCCGGAAAATATATTTCCTCCGCGCTTTTGCAATGAACCTACGGGTTGACTGACGGTAGCAACGGCCCCCGATGTAGTTGTCTCTTCAATTTTATCATCTTCTAGTACTTCAGGATTTCTTCCAAATTTTGGTGCGGATGAAGGATTATTGCCAATTGGGGTGCTAGAAGGAGTAGTAGTTTCTAAAAGAGTTTTTATTTTCATGATATAATTCCGTATATCATGTATTTATCTCTTTATTTAGAAAAGAGATTTATAAAATCACTTCCTTAATAGGGGAGGAATTCCAGCACGTGATACTTTGAAGCCAAATGCTTTTGCATTTTTTGCAATAGCGTTGGGTTTTACATCGACAGTTAATGCAGTTTTAAATCTGGGATCGTTTTTTTCTTTTTCACTGGGAATATATCCACTGGCACCCTCACCAATGGCTTCCGGTAGGCTAAGCTCTTTACTATGCAAATCATGCATTCTGTCGTATAATCTTTTTATTGTGCCTTTGCTACGTAATGCTTTAAACGCTAGATTTTCAGGTCCAAACTCCCCATTTAAATCTAACCCGGCCTGTCGATATTTTTTAATATTTTTTAATACTTTTAGTATTTTTTCTAAGTTATTTGATTTGATCGCATATTCTGAAAGTTTAGCTAACTTTTCATATTTTAATTTAGCCGCCAACTGATCTAGTGCAGCTTTGCGTTTTCTGGGTAATCTTAACCATTTATCATCTAGTACAGAATATTCTCCTAAACTTATAACTGGTTCATTAATATCTTGAACGTATAACTCTACATCATACCCTTTTATTTTGATATTATGCTCGTCGTTGTAAATTGTTTTTTTAGCGTGAAAAAACTCACGGTAAACATCATCATCTTTGAATTGATCCATGTCTACTAGAATATGTAAGTCTATGTCACTGTGTTTTGTGTATGTATATGCTGCATTACTTCCGGATAAAGTAATATCTTTCACATCTAAATTACTGATGCCCAAATGCTCCATAAAATCTTCTGCTATTAACAATAACTGCTTCCTTATAACAGGATTCATATTATCACCATCAAAAATAGCAGGATTTAAATGCTCATGAAAATGAATGGCATCACTTAATTTAAAATCGAATAATTCTTTTGAGTTCATACTGTATTTATGAAAAAAGGCTGTCAATGACAGCCTTTATATAAGCTAATTTATAATTACTTTTTGCGTACTGCTTTTTTAGTTGTTTCCGGTGTAGCGTCAACCGGTGCTGCTACAGAAGGAACTGCTTGTTCATTTTGACGCTTTTTTACTTCTTCTACGTACATTGGGCCTATCGTATTCAATAAATGATCTTGGTTTTCCATACAGAAAACGTAGGACCCACTATGACGCAATAGCACTCTCTTATCTACCCAAACTTTTCCGCCTAAATCACGCCAGTTTTCACAAAAGGTCCAATCTTCTGAATAATAACGACCCTGACGTACTGCGGTATCAAAATAAGTTTTTAAGTGCTTGTCGTATTTTGGATCTAGACCAATGTCATTTTTGTATGGCTTTACCGCAGGGTGGCTATTCATTTTATGAAAAACTTCTTTTTTCATCAATAAGAAGCCTGTACCTGCTTTACTTACTTCTTGTAATCCATCAGGACCTTCTTCAGCACCCTCAAAGCCGTTAACTACCCATTTAATAGGCATAGTTTTCATAGGGTATAATCCACCGATTACATCAACATTACGATTGAGTAACACTAATAGATGCCATGGCTCCCAACCAATGTCTGCATCTACAAAAAACAAATGCGTTGATTCTTCTTGTTCTAAGAATTTAGCTGTTAGTGTGTTTCGTGCTCGGCTAATCAAACTTTCATTAACCATAGTTTCTAAAGTCCAGTCGATTCCCAACTGTCTAGCAGTATTTGCCCACTTTATAAAGCTCATGAATGTAGATTCAGTCAACATGCCACCGTAGCATGGCATGGCAATATGAACACGGGTAGTACGCAAATAATCTACATCAACTTGAACTTGACCAGGACCTGGTTTTTGTTGCTCTTGTTGCTTAGCTTGATTTTCTGCGATTTCTTGTACCTTTTCTACTGGTACTGTTTTCTTTGTTGGTTTTTTAGTAGCCATCTAATCCTCATAAAAATGTATAATTATTTACATCAGGATTAGATGGTGATTATTTTTCTTCTAGGTAATCTTGGCTTTCATTAATAGATGGGGTAGCCGAAACTTTGCTGGGTCCATATACTATGGCTTCTCTGTTGAATCCGTGCAAATGCAAGTAGTCAAGTAGTTTAGGTACGTTTTTATTAGGTATACCGGACTTGATTAAGTATTGGATCTTATTTCCTTTTCTATCGTTCCCTAACAGATATACATCAACCAAATCATTTGGACTAAGAACTATATTCTCATCTAATATTTCATGTTGAATGGATTTAGCTTCTTGTAATTTCTTCTTAAAGGCCAATAACTTATTATAGAAATTTTCAGTAAGTTGTAGATTTTTATCAAATATAGGTTTTAATATTTTGGCCGCCTTAAGCCCATATAAATCAGTCAAAATTTTAGACCTAATATTATTATTTCCCTTAAAATAGGCTGCTCTGATTGCGCTTGCATCGCGCATCGATTGCCCCAAAATAGGAAAATCGGCAACATCTGTGCTTATCACATATGCATGTTGCGTCATTGGTTTTTGTGGTCCTTTCACATATGGCTGTAAATAACTAGGATTTCCGTCTTTTTTAGATTGAAAACTAAATCGAGGGTCTTCTTGCATGTCTTTCTTGCTTACCCCAAATACCAAAATAGTTTGCTCTGGATCTATTCCTGCGTTTTTAAATTTTTCTATATATTCTTGTGCTTGATACGGTTGCTTAACACTTATTATATTTTCTTTAGGAATTCCCAAAGCTATAGCCATTTTGGCTCGGTCACCTGCACTAAATGGACTTTTAGGCATTTCTTGTTTTTGACTTAACGCAAGATATGTATTGTTAATACCGAATTCATTGGCTAGTTGATTAAAACTAGATGCGTGTCCTTTATGAAAGGGGTGAAATCTTCCGGGATATATAGCTATTACTTCCATTAATAAGTTACCTTAATGTTATTGATCACACCTTGAGTCCATCCTTGTATCTTTGCTCTAATCCACACAAAATTACCAGTTATGTTAGTATAACTGATTTGAGATAAATTGTTACATATTAGAGTGTGTACAGTAAACCAGTCATTATCAGTGGTTTCCGCTGGATCAGACGCTAGTGTGGCTTGAATTACTATGGTTCCCGTCAATGCGGTTATATTCCAAGTAATTGTTTGTAGATCCGCATTTCCTAAATAATAGGCAGCGGCTGGCTTTTTAGAACCCCTTACTAAGGATTGCGTAGTATATGCTGTTTGAGGGAACAGTATTTCTGTGGTAGCCTGTGCCATTATGCTTTTACCACTTCTACTACAACTGAATCGCCCACTAATTCTTGTGCAACTTGCTCTAAAGCTTGCTGAACATCTTGTGCAGCAATGCTTACAGAATCAGATTCTGAATCTTTTACAATCTTGCTGAATTTAACTACTAATACGTCTTCTATTATTTTTGCCATGGTAAATACTCTCCATTATAGAGAGTATTTATCACTTATTCAGGGCGTTTGAGTAGTTTGTATTTTTTATGAACCATACCGTCAAACATTAGCATAAAGAGTGTCAATGTACTTTCATCATCATAGTCTATGTAATAATGACTGCTGGTATAGAGTAATCGCCAATGATATGCCATATTTTTATTTGTATAGTGTTTTGCATCGTCAAGCCAATTAGACAACGCATTACTAGGAACCATAACAGTTCCTGTTACGGAATACTTTTCTAGCCATTGTGATAATTTTAATGCAAATCCATCTTTTACTCTTTTACTTTTTAAATGAAATCTATATTTGTGTTTAGGTTCTTTAGTAAAATACTTGATTCCATCGGGAACCGTTTGATCCACTAATGTATAATCTACTGTGCAGAACTTATTTTCCAATGTTTTTAGGAAATTTAAATCATTTGAAAAAACCGCCGCTACTCCACCCTCCATTCGAATAGTATAGGTTTTTTTACTTTCTTTAGGAATAGATTTTTTCCAGTTAAAGAAATTAATTATACCGGACACATTTGCATTTTTAAAACGTCTATATTGATTTTTTAGCCGATTTACAACATCGGCTTCTGATTCTGCCCAGTAAACAACATCTAATCCTGCACAATAATATCTGGCTCTATATTGATATTTGTTATAAAATAGTGTGCCGCGCCTATCTATATAACCCAAGGTATCGTTAGATATCTGTGTTAACTTGGATAATCCCATTTTCGTCTACCTTTGCGGTTAATTTTTGTTGCACATCAAACACAATTTGATCATTTTCAATTCGCGTTCCTATTGTTGCGTTTTTAATTTTTTCAAACAAGATTTTTTTACTCAAAGGAACTCTTATCAATTCATCAATCTTTCTAGCCAATGGCCTAGCTCCCATTTTCTTATCATACCCGTGCTCTGCTAGATATTCAATTACTGGTTCGGTAAGATTTAGCGTGATATCGTGGGTATTCTTTAATGAGTCCTTCAAGTCTTCGGTAAACTTGATAACAATCTTTTTGATAGCCAAAAGGTCTAATTTATTAAATTTGCAGATTAAATCAATGCGATTTCTGAATTCTGGTTTAAAGAATTCTTTAAGAGCTTTATCATCTTCACCCGTACGCTCCTGCACTCCGAAACCAATATTATTTCTTTCATTGTCGGCACTGCCTAAATTACTAGTCATGATAATGATGCAATTTTTCGCATTTACTTCCTTACCGTTGGTTCCAGTAACTTTACCGTCGTCCAACAGTTGTAGAAAAATATTAAAAATATCCGGATGTGCCTTTTCTACTTCATCGAATAACAAAATACTGTGTGGATTTTTGCTAAGATCATTGATTAATTTACCACCACCTAAACTACCCTCACCGTAACCCACATATCCGGGCGGAGCACCCAATAGTGAACTCACGTTAAACTTTTCTGAATATTCACTCATGTCATATTTCAACAAGGGCATGTCTAGATTTTTGCTGAGCAAACGTGCTAATTCGGTTTTTCCTGTACCGGTTGGACCTAAAAACAAGAAACTCGCCATTGGTTTCGTTTGTGTTCCGATACCGGCGAAACTTACGTAAACTCTTTCTAGAACTTTATTAACCGTATCTTCTTGACCATATAATTTATTCTTAATGTTAAGATCCAGCTTTTCAATACGCTCGTAATTGTCGTTGCTGAGTTTATCCGCACTTACCCCTGCCATACGTTCTACTTGCTCATAGATTAAGTCTTTAGTAATCAACGCTCCCTTATTTTCAAGAACACGTTGCTTCGCACATGCAGCATCCAGCAAATCGATTGATTTATCTGGGTTTTTTCTATCATGAATGTATCTAGTGGCGCTATCTACTGCCGCAACAATCGATTCATCCGTAATTTCTACTTCGTGGAAATCATTTAGACGCTGGCTCAACCCTTTAAGAATTTTAATTGTACTATCGTGACTGGGCTCATCGATACCCACACGATAGAATCGACGCATTAATGCACGATCCTTTTCAAACGATTCATAAAATTCTTCCCAAGTGGTACTTGCGATAACCTTTAGTGTACCTTTGGTTATAGCAGGCTTAATCATGTTAGCAAAATCTACTGAACCATTATTAGACGAACCCGCACCCTTCATAGTGTGTGCTTCATCAATAAAAAGAATAGCTTTCTTTTTAGAATTCAAAGCTTCAATAATAGCTTTGATTTTTTCTTCAAAATCACCGCGATATTTGCTACCTGCCAATAAACTGCCTATTTCTACACTGTATACTTCATGATCCAATAGAAATTCCGGCACGTGACCGTCTACAATAAGTTGTGCTAAGCCCTCTGCAATCGCAGTTTTACCAACACCCGGATCACCTACCATTAATACGTTAGACTTAAATCGTTTTGCCAATACATTAATAATGTCGTTTAATTCAGTGCTTCTACCGATTAGTGGTTCTATCTTATTATTTCGAGCCAATTCAGTGAGATTAACAGTATACTCTTCTAAAATTTCATTTGCCTGACTGTCAGTCAGTTTATTAGGCATATCACTGTTTTTATAATGCTTCTGCCAATAGGGCACAAATTCATTTTTGGTTAGACCATATTTCATTAAGAAATAATGTGCGTGACTATTGGTTTCACTAACAATACTTAAGTAAAGGTCTATTGTAGTGACTGACTTACGCCCAGTAAAAAGAACTTGAGTAACACTTCTATTCATTACTCTTTCTAATGAATTAGTCTTTTTGGGGTTAATATCTTGTCCCAAATTTTCTTTAACAACGATGGCATGTAAATTGTCAACATAATGCGTTAACTCTTTAACCATAGTTTCAGTATCTGCACCAAAATTTTCAGCACACCGTTTAAAAGGAGTGTGTGACATTAAAGCCAACAATAGATGCTCAATAGTGCAGTATTCGTGACTACGATTTTTAGCAAATACTACGGCTTGTTCGATAATGGCTTCAATTTCTGGACTATTCATTGGATTCCTTTGTTTTTAAAATTGCGTTAATGATACTATCATCAATTGTATCAGATATGTATGGCTTAAGTAAAATGTATTGGTCGCCAAAGTCATTTTGTATGGGCAACCCTTCTTTAGGTACACGAAGTTTGGCGCCCGGTTGAGTTTTGGGAGGCACTTTCACTTCTAATATTTTTCCAGAAATAGAATTAAATTTAAAGGTTGATCCCACAACTAAATCGAAAATATCTATCTCATGAATAGAATATAAATGCGGGCCTTCTCTTTCAAATCTTTGATGAGGATGAATTCTAAATTCTATTAATAGTATTGCATCTTTAATCAAATTATCATAGCGCAAAGTAGCACCATTTTCTACACCTTTGGGTATTGAAATTCTTACCGTTTTGGGACCATGTTGATCATTAAATTGTAAAGTTTTCTCCGCGCCTTGATATGCTTCTTCTAATGTCACAAAAACGGTAGTTCTATAGCTGGGAGTATGGGGTCGCTGTGGTCCCCTAGCAGTGTGTCCGAACATTTGTCCAAAAATATCGTCAATGTTCATTCCTCCCATACTAAAGCTAAATCCCCCAGGAAAACCGTGCATATTAAAACCACTATGCATTCCTTGTGCGAAGGGATTTGGGTTGTCGTACTGTTGTTTTTTTTCTGGGTCGCTTAGAATTTCGTAAGCTTGTTGAATTTTTTGAAATTCCGCAGTGTCACCACCCTTATCCGGGTGGTGAATTGCTGCTAATTTTCTGTATGCTTTTTTTATTTCGTCCGTAGTAGCATTTTTAGCTACTCCTAAAGTTTGATAATGATCCATAATTGATTATAACAAAAAAGATTGTAGTAATCAATATTTATGGTATTATGCCGAACCGTTCACCTTTTCTTTTGTTCGACCATATGCTGCGATACCTAATACTGCACCCATAGCAATATGATACAGGCCGGCGCCTTGAAGCGTTAGTGGTTGCCATTGACTGGTAACTTGACCTCCTTGTAGAGTTTGTAATATACTCCATAGAATAGGAGCCACTATAAAGTCAAAAGTACAAGTAACCATGTATATCCAACCCATAGCAGGACGCCATTTTTTATTAATCCAATCTGTGTTATCATTCTTAACAAAATCTGCACCTTGTGCAGCGTTATCCCCTGCCTGTGTTAATACAGGTTGTGTCATAGTACTTCCCCCATTGTTAGACAGTGCATATGTATTTACGTTGTTAGACGCTGCTAAATTTGACCCAAAAGTACTTCCCACAGGGAATTCATTTACAGATGGATCATTCGCTAGTTTTTCATGATTTTCGTCTGTTGTAGCGAATGGATTAGCTCCGTTTGCCTTTTTAGCTAAAAGTGTAGTTCCCATTTATAACCCCGCTTTACTTAAATATTCTTTTAATTTGCTGTCTGAATTTTTAAAAATCTTTTTTGGTTCTATGCCAGACAACTCTCTTATACTGTTCAATCCCGATTCTTTTTGCTTTTTATATTCTGAAGGACTTAGTATAATCACTCGTTTTAATTGTTCAACTTCACAATCATAGCTTTCATCATTGACTTCTACGGTCCATTCTTTTAAGGGCAAATCAGTCAACGTTTCTAAATCTTTTATTAACTCACAGATTCTTGATGGTACTGTACTTCTTCTGTTCATTTCTACAAAAACTAAGAACTTACCTGGACTTATTTCACCGTCGCTAACTTGTGCATCCAACACAAAATCGTAACCTCTTTCAAACCAATCAGTTAAATCTTCTCCGGCTTGCTTTCCTTTAACTACAAATGCAACAGTAACTACGTCTTCATCGCTGCCCATTTTAGCGGAGTATTCATCTACGGTAATTAAGGGTAAGATTTGTCCAACCAAATCGTGATAGTCTAGCCCTTCATTTAGAATTTTTTTCATTATATGTTACCTAAAGCGTTGGGAGCGTTCATATCTTCTTTTTGCTCATCTGAAGTTTGATTTTCTTGCTTATCTAAATCATCGTCATATGCAGAGTCTAACTCTGCTAAATCAATCGTTTGTCCTGCAAGATCAATACTTCCCTCACGTATATCATTCATCAATTCTTTTGGCATTTGAATTTTAACTAACCAAACTTCTCGTTCCGTCATTTTAGGATAATGTGTACCTAATTTATAATCACCGGGATCTTTTATTTCTACCGGAACTTTAATTTTAGTTTTCTTAAATTTTACATTACACCCGACGGTTAATAATCGTTTAGCTCCCCTGGGGTCCGGCATTAACTTAGCTGGATACATAAACATACAAGCAACAGTATACCTTTTAACTTCAGGACCATCTACTAATTCACCTAATTCCCAGTTTTTATACGCATATAAGTCTGATTCATCCAAAACTCTTTCAAAGTCTAATATGGTATTCATCGATCCGTCACTGGTATATATTCCCTTTATCGTATCTATGATACTAAAAAAGTCAATATTTTTAAAAAAATCGTCTGCTCTAAATTTACTCATAGTCTAGTATTTATCTTTTTATTGTTTTTGCAGAAACGTTTAGAAAAGCTACTCGGAGCCTAATATTTATCAAAATACTTCCTGCAAAAAGTGCTCTATTATACTGAATAAGTCACGCTTTAAATATCTTTGAATTAGTAATTTAATTCGGCTCTACACAAAGGAGAATTTAACTTGAGCAAACGAAAAACTGGCGCATTGCGCAAAACAGAACAAGACACACGTTATGCACACTTATCAAAACATGATACACAGACCTTTTATATAAAAGAAAATAAAACAATAAATTTTGATAATCCCAAATCAAAAGTTAACAATAAACCCATTCAATTGATTCCAAAATCAGTCAACCAAGAAAAATATATCTTAGCCTTATTAAATGAAGAAATAGACATAGTAGTTAGTTCAGGTCCTGCTGGTACCGGAAAAACATATTTGGCTATGCAAGCTGCTATAAAGGCAATGAAATCCGGTGAGGTAGACCGTATTATTTTAACGAGGCCAGCGGTAGGAGTCGAAGATGAAAAACATGGTTTTTTACCGGGTGACATAAATCAAAAAATGGAACCATGGACTAGACCATTACTTGATGTGTTGAGAGAATATTATTCAGCCCGTGATATTGCCCACATGCTAGAAGAACAAATAGTCGAAATTGCACCCCTAGCATTCTGTCGAGGTCGAAATTTTAAAAATAGCTATATAATATTAGACGAAGCACAAAATGCCACTCCCAGCCAATTAAAAATGATAATGACTAGGATAGGTAAAGGTAGTAAAATTGTTATCACAGGAGATGTAGAGCAAGCCGATAGAAAAACCAACGATAATGGTTTATTAGACCTACAACAAAAATTATTGAAAAATTCAGTACCGGGTTTAGAGATATGTAATTTTGAACTTAGGGACGTTCAACGTCATCAAATAATAGAACATATCATTAAATTATACTCATGAAAAAAGGGTGCTTAAGCACCCTTTTTCATTTATTCGATTGATGTTTGCTTTTCCAACCTATCAATTACATCCGGATAAACTTTATAATAATAGTCTCGCAACTGTTCCCAGTTTTGACTAACAATTTTTCCTTCAATAAAACATCTTTCTACTTTTTTGTCTTTAAAATCCATAACAACGTTGCACATTTGCATGTCTTTGGGTTTGATGTTTTTAGTAATTTCTACCTGTTCATCTATTTGCCCGTTTGGTTTTCTTACATATGTAATAAGCATATATCTCATTTTATTTCCTAACTAGTTAATTCTATAAGCGTAGCCGCTAGATTTATTTCCGGAATCCCAACAAAACTTAAATTAGCTAAACCATTTCGTATAATGATAATACTGGCGTCACGTTTTTCAATGGTATCGCCCCATAACTCTAAGTTATTATACATCCATCTGTACACATCTTCTATTCTACTGGGATAGAAACTTAAGTATTGCATTAATGTTTGTCTACCTTCATAGACCTTACCCTGTTTGAATAGTTTAGTGGCCTGTAGTAAAAGTTCGTCTTCAGTGCTGGTTTGATTATTCGGAGCAATCAACTCACCTGAACTACTATTTACTTGAAGCTGATTTAGACATTTTCTTAAATCTGGGTACGTAGCGTTAACATACAAATCTAAAGTTTCTAAATCAAAATTTATACCCTCGGTAAGTAATACTTTAGCGGCCCGGGCAGTAAATTCTGTTTTATCTGTTTTAGTTATATGAAATTCATGACACCTGCTTTTCAAAGCAGGAATTATCCTATGTTGGTAATTACAAGTAAGAATAAATCGAGCCGTAGCATGATAGGCTTCCATATCATTACGTAGCGCGGCTTGCCCCGCAGGAGTAAGATAATCTGCTTCGTCTAATAATACAACTTTGAATTTTCCAAAAGGCATCGTTTGCACGAAACCAACAATTCGCTGTCTTACTACATCTACACTATTTTCACGACTAGCATTGATTTCTAGGACATCATATTCATTGATTCCTAATTCATTAATCAATATTTTGGCTAGCGTTGTCTTACCTGTCCCCGGATCCCCACTTAGTAACAAATGCGGGATACTTTCATTTTTAATCCAACCCTCAACTTGATCACGCTGATTGGAATCTACAAAAACATAGTCATTTACTGTTGAGGGCCTGTATTTTTCTACCCATAACTGATTTTTCATTCTTTACGATCACCAAAAAGTTGAAGGATACTTAGGAAAATATTAATAAAATCAAGATACAAGGTCAATGCTCCGATTATTTCTGCATTTCCACTATTCTCTACACTTATCATTTCTCGTATTTTTTGCGTATCATACGCAGTAAGACCCAAAAATACTATGATTGCTAGCGCAGAAATAACCATTGCAGCTACACTATTTCCTACAAATATATTGATTATACTAGCAATTACTATAGCAATCAACCCCACAAACATAAATTTGCCTAAACTATCCAAACTGGTTTTTGTGAAATATCCATAAAAACTCATAGTTGCAAATAATACTGCTGCACCCATAAAAGCACTTACAATACTACCGATCGTATAAACAATAAAAATTGTAGCAAAGCTTAGTCCCATTAGTGCAGCGAATCCATGTAACATAAGTATTGCTATTTCTTTGGGTGGATTGCTGTTCATAGCGATAGTGATAGCAAAAATTGCCACCAGTGGTGCAAAAATAACGATATATTTTACTATCCCAGTAAACAAAAATGTCATTAACGCAGGAGATGAACTAACTAGAAAACTAGTAACCATAGAAGTTAGTACGGCTAAAAACATCTGTGTGTATACTCTAGCCATGGCTGAGTTAATTTCTGTTGCCGATTTATAAACAGTTTCAGTATAAAACATAGTATTTCTCCTTATTGTTTTAGTAACTCATAAGTAATGATTTGAGTAAGACTTTCTCCCAAATCTTTATCGCTAGGTACAATGTGTAATATTACCTCGTGCATGTCGATTTTCGCATTAAAATTTCGTATTTCAACGGCGTATCCTCCCACACCATTGTATATTGTAAAATTCATTCCCCTACTGCATAGTTCATTAGACCTTACCAGTTGAGATGTGTGCGAGTCTCTTAAGTTTACTCCGTACACTTTCTCGATTTTTTTTCTAAACCAATTGTCAAACCATTTCATTTAAAGTCCCTTATCACTAATAGTTTCGTCATCCATTGGATGATCACTTACTAATAGTATATCATTAGGATCAACTCTACGCAAAGTTTGTTTTCCCTCTTCATCTTCTATAGTTATCCCGCGAGTCCAACGACCGTGTGCTATTAAAATGTATTGACCTTCTTTTAATTCACCGGTATAATTATGACCTAATTTGTATATTTTTGCCCATCGAGGTCTAATTCCATTACTTTTCATATCATCATTAAGTAACACAATACCTCCCCTAGTGATTCGTTCATCGAATCTCATTCCGGTTACTAATATATGATCATTAATGGGAATTAATTGATTTTTGTTAACTTTGTGTGGTTCGTATGCAAATTTCACTTTATAATATCCTCATCGTCATCAAAAAACTCTTTTTCTTCTTGAGAGAGTTCTGGTTCTTTAAGTTTATTATCCGGAACAATGGGGCTGGGACTGGTTTGAGCCTTTGCCGGTTTTTGCTCTGAAACTATTTTTTGATAACTGCTTTTTACTCGTTTGGTGTTGTCTTGAATCACTCTATTATGACTGTCAACAATGTCACCTCTGGCGTTAACATTCATGTTACCCACTGCTCTTACTTTTTCATTCTTTGCGGCTAATTGAGCCATGTCTACTATTTTGCCCTGCGCTGTTCTATACCCTGGCATATTATTCTCCTATTTCAAAAATTCGTCTATTGAAAGACCGTAATGCAGACTATTTATTCTGTGAATCCCTAACAAATACAGAACATAGCTACTAACACTGCTTCCCCTTCCTACTCCCCAAACAATATTATTCTTACGCATTTCATCTACCAAATATTTACAAAAACATAAAAGAGGAAAAAGACCTCTTTCTTGAAAAAGTAATAATTCTTCTCCCACTCTTTGTAACTCGTAATCTTCTGTACATAAATCTAGTACATATTTGGCTATGTCTAAATTTTTATATTCGTCGGGCATAAACCATTTACTTTGATTGGATAAATCAAACTCTTCTTTGGATATGTCTAATGGAACATATTTTGTAAATTCGGGAACATTTGCTATTTCTAAATCCGCTGGAATAGAAATATCAGTTTCTGTTATTGCTTTTTTTATTATTTGATCAGGGTTACTAAGATACAACTCGCACAAATCATCTTCGGTTAAGAGTTGTTGTCCAAAAAAATCAGATTTCATCTGTCAATGATGACATATTTTTTTGTTAAAGTCAAATGTTATTTTTCCGTTTTGTTTTCAAAACTAACAAACACTATTTCACTGGGAGCCAAAGATTCTTTTTTGTCTACCCATCCCAATAACAAATCGTCCCATGTGATTGGTGTTTTTTTGAGAGTTACTACTTTTTTTGATTTATCTAAATGATTTGATATTTTGGGCGAAGGATCGTTCCACCAACCTTTAAATTTAAAGGGCCCCACGTTTTCTTCATTGCTGTGTAAGCAGCTTACTCCGTCACTCATTTTGGATGTTATTGCAATGTCATCCGGAATTAGTCTACCCTCAGTAATAGAATCTATTTTAACTAATAGCATGATTCCTATGATTTGATCGTAGGGTTCTTCAGGAATTAAACAAAGCTTTAAATTAGCCTGAGTTAATTTTTCTATTGCTTCTTTATTTTTTTCATTAATGAAAATGTGATGTTCTAGAGTATGAATAAAATATTTTACTCTATCCATAGCAATATTTTGTTCTGTTATATCTTCGCTTTCAACTGAAAATTGAACATTTACATCATAAATGTTCATATATAATTCATTTTCAAAATGAACACCTGCTACAAATTGAAAGTCACGAGTAATTCTTGCCGTCATTTAGTATCTTTAGAAATGTTTATTTTGGTTTGTAAATTTTGTTTTTTGTACATTTCGTCGATTCGTTTATTATATTCAGACTTATAGCTTTCTAACGCCATACGTATCTGATTCGTCATGGTACTATTTTGTGCCCTATGTACAAAATTTAATTTTTTAGTAAGATCGTTTATGGTATTTTGCAACTCGTCAATATTTTTATTAGACAAGTCTGTAATAAAGGGATGCTGCATATTATACCGCCGTCAACGCTATCTTACCCCAAATATTTGTAGTTCCATTATATGTACCCACGCATACATATAGGTAACTTCCATCTGTACATATAAGTCCTGGTGCATCGCCCTGAAGTCCTACTGCTGAAGGTTGTCTAATTGGTATTTGCGAGGCTTTTTGATTTCTATTTGTGGGCATTACATCCACTATAGTGCCGCAATCCAAAGTAGTAAAAGTCAAATCAATGTACTTAACTCTATTGGGGAAACTTATTTGATTCGTGTATGTAACATTGGCTATTACATTAGCATCACTTACGTTAGAATAATAATTTTCCAATAATCGCATACTAGCGCCCATTCCAGTAATTAAATTTCCACTAGAATTGATAGTTGTGTTGGGGAAGGTAAGGTATGCATTAGCATTTGCTACATACAATCGTAATTCTAAGTTACTCTGTGTTCCTGAGGGAGCCCAGCCACCAAAAGTTATTGAAGTATTTTGTGTTATAGTGCCATATTGTACATCTGCTTTTGTAACATCAATCAAGACAGAACTTGATAAATTATCACCTAAATTATATGTTTTTGCTCTAAATCCTTGCACACTAGCATTACTAATTAAAGTATTAGCCATGTCATTGTTTAATACACTACCGTCTATTGCTGTTTTTACTAAAGCTTTATTTTGCAAATCAGAAATTTCCGCTGCTGCGGTATTTAAATTGTTTTTTATACTTGCAAAGTTATCTCTAAATCCCTGAGTGGTATTATTAACACCCGGTATAGGGTAGTTGGTATCGATTGAATTTGTGTTTATTGCGCTCATAATATAGTATCCGTACTGTTATTTAGTAGTCTATGTTCTTAGGTAAAATTGTTTCTCTAGGAAATAATATAGGCAAGTCATACCTATCGATAGGATCAGGAGTGGGTACTGCTGCTGGAAGTTGCTCCCAAGAAGGTTGTAATAAATTAGTATTATAATTATAAGTGGCGCTTTTATCCACAATTAACCTATCGATTGAGAAATCTATTATGTTTAATTTATAATTCCAATTATTGTTTATATTATTTCTTATTACTTCGCTATAGCCAGGAAGAGTGTAACAAATTACCCAAACCTGTATGAAACCCAATGTTTCCCCATTCGATTGCTGACTAGTCATCCATTTGGGCAATAGACTTTGATTGGTATTGTGCGGTAGTGTTTCTAGCACTTCGGCTCTCATATTACTTAGGCTAGCTGGGTATAATGTGCGTACTGAACCCGGAGTATAACTAGTATATACATTTTCAAAACTAGTAAAATAATCTTCGTTAGCAACAAAATAAGGACCTTCATCCAATGTTATTTTTTTAGGCCAAACTATTTCTTTGGGAATGCTAACACCGTTTTTATTTACAAGGTCATCTATTATTTCAGAATATACCACTTCATACACAATATTATTGTTTTCATCTTTAGCAACTGCTGTTTTGATTTCCCCTAATACTAATTTTCTGTTGTAATGATTTCTGCTAATTACATCAATATACTTTTCTATGTTCACTGGTTCTACACCGTATATATGAACATACTTAACATCTTTGGCTTTCCCATAATACGGATCATTAGGTCTATACAAATATTCTTCGGGTATTAGTTCATTATTGTCTAATAAACTTTGAATTATTTTTTTACCGGCTATGTTTGGGCAAGCCTTCAAATATATATTGTCAACTGGGGTCTCGAATTGCTGTAAAATAGTTAAAGTAAAAGTCCTTTCACTATTAATCATAGGATATTGTGGATTAAAGGCTTCAACAGTAAATGAGTAAGTGCTAATATCGTTTAAATTTTTCAATGAGCTAGATGGTTGAAATGGGAATCTACCTACTAACTGCCCATTGTCTAGCAAACTAATATTAGGTGGCAATTGCCCAGCAACAAGTCTGTATTCTAGTGCATTTTCTGAATTAGCTTTTACGTATAAGTTAGAAGTAGATCCATTATTGACAATGCCCAAATCGCTATTCGTTTCCCAAATAACATCTTTGTTAATGTTATTAGTTATAATTAGTCTATATGTTTCTATATCACTAACTATAGTAGGATCATTAGATTTACTAACCTGAACGCTAAAGATAAATTCAGTTATGCTATTTTCAGAAAGAACCGGAACACCGGCGATCCACCCAGTACTAGCATCGCCTATTAGACCCGGAGGCAATACTCCAAAATTATAATTTATTGGTTGCTGATCAAAATCATATCCTATGATTTTAAAAGAGAAATATTCACCTGCATTAATCACTGATAAAAAATTATCTTCGGGTAAATAATACCTATAATATGGATCTAATTCTGATACTGGCTGAACCAATGGTGTATTATTTAATATCGCTGGTTTTCTAGTGTTGGGGGGATTAGACAATTGTTGATTTCTAATTATTATGCTATATGTTTTAGAATCTAATCCCAACTCACTAGTAAGTTGTACCGTAAATGTGTAAGTTTTAGTTTCAGGAGATCCGTTGATATTAGTTGGTGGTAAGGGAAAACCTGTAATTTTGCCTACACTACTCATTTGCAAACCGGGGGGCAGAGATCCCGAAGATATGGTTAAAGTATATGTATTATTTGGTGCTGGGTTATTTACATTAATTTGATAGTCTATATATGTACTGTCTTCTACAATGAGTAAATTGCCGGGAGGTGTAGAAATTTTTATACCATCGAATCCAAAAATATTTAAAGAAAATGTCCTATCTCTAAAATTTCCAAAGTCATCAGTTACACGTATAGTAAAAGAATATGTAGTTTCAACTAGTATATTTTTAGGTATACCCGACAAAAAGCCAGTTTCAGATAACACTATATTGCTGCCAGGAATGCCTTCAGGCAAGGATCCATTTAATAACTTATAAGTTAATAAATTAGCTCCGGGAACAGATGAATTAGCGATGAATTGCAAGTTAAGTGGAGTTCCTGAAGGAAATGTTCCTAAATTTTGTGCAGGTGTTACCCAAACTGGTTGAGACATATTTTACTTACCTAATAATTTAAGTGCCAATTCATAATGGTGTTTTCTATCTTCTAATCCAATAGTGCCACCATTAATGCGTCTAGTTAAGCCAACGAAGTCATCTTTATCGCAGAAAGAATTTAAATTATTTTGATCCCAAAACCATCCGGCGCTACTTACGGCACCTTCTGGTGTTTCTAAATAAGCCACTGTTTCTTCTAAACTAATCCCTAAATCTTGAGAAAATCTAGTATAATTGTTCCTTCCAGTTAACTGTATAAGTCCACGGCCGCAAAATTTCCAACCATCGCCGCTGGCTTCATTACCATTGCCCATTCTATTAGCGTATACCCTATTTGCTATTCTTTCCGGATTACGGGCGTATTGATTAGCTAAATCTTGAGTCGGAAAATACTTTTTGAAAGTAGTCATCAATCCTTTAGCACTATAATTTAAATTTTCTTTTACAAAGTTAAAGCTACCGCTTTCGTGAGCTATTTGAGCTATAAATGCGGCTGCTCTTTTTTTATTCACATACATATCATAATATTCTGCTGTTTCATGTATCGAAAGAGCATATTTTTTTAATGTGCTTTCTTTAGTTTTTGGGCACAATTGTTTTAATATTTCTAAAGTAATCATAAATTTTCCTATTATCCGTAAACACCTACCATTGTATACCACTGAGTAGTACTAGTTGCTATAATCAATAATCTTGCTCCCACACCTAATGAAAATGATCCGTTAACGCCTATCGAGTCAATAGTTCCTCCATTTGCCGGATAAATTTTGACTGGGTTCGATGCAGTATTAATTATGACAATTTGCATACCCACAGTTGCAGCTGGCAATCTTACTCCGTCGTTGGTTCCTGTAGCAGATGAACTGACAACATTTACTTGTTTAGTTAATGGGGTAGCGGTAGATAAAGTAGTACCAGAAGCCGAAATACCAGAACCCACACTTACTAGCATATATCCGTTTGAACTAATGTCCCCGCCTGTTAATGAACCATTTAATGTTAGGCCAGTTAACGTACCTACACTAGTAATATTAGGTTGATTGCCATTTACTATATTTTCTGCTAGAGTTGATGCTACTGCTTTGGCGCCACCTAATATAGTTCCGCTTTGTATCATAGATCCAGTTGCCGAACCTGCCATAGTTACAGCAGTGGTAGTGCAAGAAAGCACAGTATATGTACCATTATATCCAGACGGTGATATGCCGCTTACTGTTACACTTTGGCCAGCAGTAAAAGGTGCGTAGCTTTGTGCAGAAAAACTTAATGTTTGAATACTACCGGTGCCGGCTGTGGCAGTAACTACAACACGCATTCCGGTATTAAACATATTAATATTAGTGATACTTGCTCCATTTCCACTGAATAATGTCGCAGTAAATGTACTACCATTAATATTAGATCCAGAAATGTCCCCAGCAGAAACTAAACTTCCTACATTAGCTGATCCTTGAATTATCATTCCTACACCGGAGCTTCTTACAAAACCAGCCTGTGTTACTGGGCCATTAGTTGGGTTGGCATAAGTAACGTGAGTGGTATTTGATGATATTACTGAATATGTTCCGTTATATCCGGATGGTAGAAGTCCTGAAACTATTATAGTTGCACCTGAAGGAAAGGGTGCAGATAACTGTGGTGAAGCAAAAGACATGCTAGCCACTGAGCCGTTTCCGCTAGATCCAGATATTTGAATTTGTAGATTAGAGCCGATGGTAATCTGTCCGCCTACAGCGTAGGTATTATTAACTATGCCCGTAGCAACAGTTATTCTATTCGCAGATGCATCTCCTGCTACGGCTAAATAACCATTTGCTATTAAATTAGACCCACTGACATTTCCAGTAGCCTGTAATATTCCCGCTGCAATATTTGCAATATTGGCTGCACCAGTGGGCATACTTAAAATGCCTGAAATATTAACATTATTTGCATTTGCAGATGCTACTGCAAAACTAGCCACTGCAAGGTTAACAATATTAGCATTACTTCCTGTAATATTTCCAGTTACATTAAGTGCGCTGCTAACTGTAGTGGAAGTTCCAGCAACAGTAAAATTGCCACTTACTGTTAAGCCACCTGTTTGTAGATTGCCGGTAGTTGCATTTCCGGTAACACTAAGTGTTCCGCCAGTAGCCAAATTGCCTGCTGATGCAGTACCCACTACGCTTAGAATAGAACTGTTTAAAGTACCTACATTAGCAGTTGCACCTGATGCATTTATAACGGACGTAATCACTAACGCATTCATACTACCATTTGCCGCAGCAATATTACCCGGAGTGTTTATCGATGCAGCAGTAACAACACCAGAAGCATTAATACTACTAGAAACAATATTACCCACACTAGCATTTCCAGCTACACTTAAAAATCCGTTTGTTACTACGTTGCCACTAGTTAAGTTTCCGATAACATTAAGAAGCCCTGATTCCATAACAGAGGCTCCGGTTAAGCTACCGTTTACTGTTATGCTTTGGGTAGACATATTACCTAAAGTAGCGTTACCAGATACACTTAAACCACCGTTAGTAGATATGCTGCCGGCGGTAATATTGCCCGTAACACCCAACGAACCGCTAGTAGCTAAATTTCCAGCAGTTATGTTAGCAGTAGCAGCAATGGTCGCAGCAGACACAAATCCACTAGTAGTGAGATTTCCTATATTAGCATTTCCATCTACTCGTAATATTCCTGAAGCTACTAAATTTGCACCCGAAATATTTCCAGAAACACTTACTATCTGACCGGTTAAGGTAGTAGTTGTTATGTTGCCGGCGCTGGCATTACCCGCTACATTTAAGAATCCATTAGTAGTGACATTACCTGAAAATTCAGCAGTAGAAGCTAAAACACCTACTGTTATCAAGTTGCCAGCAGATACATTTCCGCCGGCTGACAATGAACCGCTAGCTGAAAGATTCCCCACAACACCATTTCCAGAAACCGTAAGTCCACCACTGGTTACTAAGTTTCCACCTGCTACATTGCCTGCAATGCTTAATAAATTAGTAGCTTTATTAAATGTCATTCCTGAAACAGCAGAGGTATTGCCGCCGTCATTGAATAAAATTTGTGTATTGTTGCCTGGAGCTTGCAGTACAGTTCCCGGTGGTAATATAATATTTGCTGCAACATTGGTTGCCGTTATAGTGCCTGTAGTATTAATATTTGCAGCTTCAAGATTTCCTACAACACTTAATTCTCCACTACTTATGTTACCTGAAACAGAAAGATTGTTTAAAATACCTACATTAGTTATATTTGGTTGATTGCTGCTAGTAATAGTACCGTCGATAAATACCGCTGTTATGTTCCCCACAGCCAAATTACCACTGACAGTTGCACTAGGAATAGATATACCTCCTGTACCATTGTCACTTACCGTTGCAGTGCCTAATCGTAACGAATTTCCACTAAGCCACAAGTCCCTGAATCTATGTGTATTATTACCTAAATCATAAAATTCATTTATTGAAGGTATGAAGTTAGATGTTATGTACCCGCTTACATTAATGTTAGCGATGTTAGCAGACGCTATATTAGCAGAAGTTATTGCAGCGGTTGAGAAGGTACCGAAGCTAGTAAAAATGTTATCAATTAATATTCCATTAGCATTAGAGCTAATAGCTCTAGTGCCAATACTTATTCCATTAGATCCTAAAAATATTGTACGCCATCTATTGGTGCTATTTCCGATATCGAGTGTTACATTGGTATTGGGATTTAATGCAGTGCTAATTGTACCGGTTACTGCTAAATTGGCAGTACGGGTGCTTACTGTGAAATTTGCATTTCCAGTAGTAATACTATTAGCTAAATTGAAAACTATAGGTGTGCTATAGCTAGATATAGTAGCACTATTACTTGTGGCTGCACCTACCCCCACCAATAAATTATTACTTACTTGAACGGTTAGATTAGGAAAATTGGTAGTAATAAGTATATTACCTACGTTACTGTTTTGCGAAAGTCCGGGTCCTACATCTAACGAAATAACACCAGCGGATAACTGTGTGTTATATAAATCTGTAAAGTTATTTTGTATCTTTTGAAATGCTGCACGTAACGGATCCGCAGAAGGATCATTAGGAAACGTACCAAAATCTATAAACTGTTGAGCCATATTTATGTCTACCTTATTACGTATTTATCGTTTCTTTACCAGTAATTGCTAACCAAAAAAAAGCCCGGCTTAGCCGGGCTTTTTGAATATAACATATTATTTTATACCGCTTAACTTCATCCAGTCAGCTATTGATTCTTTAACTGAAACTTGCGTTGGATTCATTACGGTTTGGTCTTTTTTCATTTTATGAAGGTCATTTCCCAAAGACAACAACGCCTTTAGCTTAGCTAGTTCAGTCGCTGCCATGGCATCGCCGCCAGCATCATTTGCAAAATTTTCGTCTACTTTAGAACAACCACATTCTGATTCATTCATGTCGTGAACTTCGCACATTTTTTCTTCCATTGTCGCCGGTTGATCCAATGCTTCTTCTTCTAAATTGCTAGTGTCTTTGTATTTTTTACCGTCTAGTTCAAATTCTTCACCTTTCTTAGTTGCTGCCAACTTTCCTGTGAATGCATTGCCTTCTTCCATATCGTTATGATATGATTCTTCTACTTCCTCATCATCCTGATATGATTCTTCCACTTCTTCATCTTCAGCTTCACTTACCGAAGATTGAGTTGAACTACCTGACATCTTTTTAATTAGAGCCAACATGTCATCGCCGTCACCCACTACTTTAGGACTAGCTTCCGGTTCTGTACCTGATCCATCGGCGTGATCGGATTGAACGCTCATCAATGAGCTATCGCCGGTCTGTTCTTCCGGTGTTTCTGAACCAAAAACGCCAAGCCCTGCTTTGCGAACTATACTTAATAATTCTGTTGCATCAGAGTCGGTAGCACTGATAGTAACGCTATCAGGAGATCCTTGCTGACCGGTACTAGAGGAAACAGTTAATCCTTCTACTAGTAGTGTGTTTAGCTGCTTTTCCCAGCTTTCAAATTGAATATCTTTCATGGTATCTTCCAAACTTAATTCAGGTGCACCTGATCTAAAAGGCGAAATTTCTGCTTTATCAGTTTTCGCTAAACGTACTGCATTCATTGACTGTTGTGGCTCAGGTTTAGTATCACATTCTTCTAAACTTTCGTCATAATTTGTGAATCCAAATTCTTCCAAAGCATAATCGCGCAGTTGACCCTTTAAAGTTCCTGCCAAACGCTTATAGCGGTCACCGTGTTCTAAAGTGTTATTGATTACTCGTTTGGCAGCGGCTAAATCTTGCAACTCTACTGCATTGTTGATGTTGAATCCTCTAACCTTAGAAGTAGTTAAATCTTCAATGAATCTAGTAACTAAATCGCTCATCGCCCCTTCGTTCAACAATGACTGGTCTTTAACTTCGACCCCCTCCATTGTAGGAATCTCAGGTTTTCCTTTTAAGAATCTACCGATATTTTTGACAACGGTTCCGGCTTGTCCCAATTTTTGCTGAATTTTTCCCTTACCCATCCCAGCATGCGGGGCCAAACGTTCTTTAGGAGAAATCACATCTTTTCCGATGGCTGGGTTAGTGCCCTCTTCAGTTTTTTCTGATTTAACTTTTTCAGGTAACCCTTTATGTTTAGTTGCTGCAAAATCTTTAGCTGCTTTTTTACTCATAGTTTTTGCAACATCGGCTACCGCCTTACTTGCAGGCTTCTCGCCCTTCTGTGCAGCATGAACCATGCCCATAAACTTTTGCTGTGCTTTGCTTAATGCCTTTTCATTCATCGGGTGATTCATATTTTGACCCTGTAATCTTAATGCACCGTCTCCGTTAGTGGACTCTTCTATGCTCTCATAATGAGTGCCTTTTTTTGCAATTGCGGTTTGTCCAATTTTTTGCATTGTTTTAGACAAGCCGCTTTTGTCATATGCAAAGGGATCAGATTTAGATGACTTTACTAAATTCCAAGCAGCATTTAACATTTGATCGTCAGGATTTGTTGGTCTTTGTATTCCCTGTTTGTTAGCTATAGCCCCCACAGCATTCCAAAGAAATTTGGCACTCATAGGAACATTAGGATTTGAGGAGTATGCACCACCTGCATTGTCTACCGTTGAGTACATTTTTCTTAGTCTATCAGGAGTTATTGTTTTGTTAACTCTGAAAAAATCTGCCATACTATCTAATACGCCTTCTTCTAGCTCGTCACCGGACAACGTCATTTCACCTTTACCGATACTCTGCTTTATTTGTGCAGCCAATTGAGGATTAGTAACAGTACCTAATGTTTTGTCTCCTTGCTTGATAACCTGTGTGTTTTGCTGCGCGGGCTGTATAGTAACTTGCTCTGCTTCATTTAAATGCACATTTTCTTCCACATACTCAATCCAGTCTTTTAATGTATGTTTTTTAGAAGGTGCACCAATTGGTTTTTTTGGTGGTTTTCCTATGCCAAAAGCTTTTCCTAAAGCATCAGTATCATATGATTTTTCATCAGATTGTTTTTTCGGCCGGCCGCGGCCTCTTTTTTCTTCAGGCTTTTTCTCGGCTTTTTCGTCACCTTCTTCATCGGTATCAAACTTTCTACCGTAGCCGCCTGGGCCAGCTTTGTGAACTCGACCTTTGCTTGTTTCTTGTGTTGCTTCACTTAGTTGGGTAAGTGAATTTAAAATATCTTTCAAATCCATTTTATAATCCTTACTTTTTTTGATCTAATTTATCTTCAATTCTAGAAAGTTGCTTTTGCAATCCTTCTAATTTTTGATTAGTTTGTTCGGCCTTAACAGTCATAACTTCTATCTTAGTTTTCATTTCTTTGAAGTTGCTATCCAGTGTCAAATAACCGGTGCCGCCGACACTGCAAGCTCCTATGACTATCCAAGTTAACTGACTTGTATTAAAATCGATCATTTTTCCGCCTTCCTAGAACCAGTGGCGGGTCGGTTTGGTCTATTAACATGAGACATCGGGCTACTAGTGTATATACCCTCTTTTGTTTTGTTAGGTTGAGTGGGTGTTTTTTGACCAGCGTAAGGTATGTCTATACTAGGTTTTTTGGGGAGCACTCTATCTAGATATTGATTTGCATACTCCTTGCTAGCTTCTTTACCGTTATCTTCTAGATTTGAATCTAATAACAAAGGATTACCTTGATTAGCATATGCTTCTGTTTCTTTGTTTATGCTATCATTGTAATCCGTTGTTATCATCCTAATTCTGTTGATTTGGCAACCGGATGCTTGAGCACATTGCTGAACCATTGGTTCGGTGGCCGGGTATCTGAATTCCACTTTCATGATAGTCACTGATTCATTTTCTGCCTCAGGAAAACCATAAGGATTTTTTTGAACCGGAGTAGTTTTAGGATCCTCTATTTTTACTGGATCAAACTTACTTAAATTATGCTTAAACATATCTAAAAACTTAGAATCAACATCACCTAAGATTTTGATTGTATAATGGTATGTTCTAGCACTTTCTGTTAGATAATGACGAAGGCTTCTCATTGTATTATTCCTGTTTTAGTATTTATCAATCTGATGTTTTTTTACTAGCCAATATTGTCTTAAGTAATTCGTTTCGATCTAGAAGACTACCTTCACCAACCGGAACATTTTCAATTTCTTTAGTTTTAGATTCTATTTTTTGATCAAGTGCAGCCTTTTTTAGCTGTAATTCTATCATTTTAAGTTTCTTGTTAATTTTTGCTGTTTTTGCATTTATTGCATGACCCAACATTGTTCCCGCACTGTTAAAAATCTCACTAGCGAACCTACTATCTACTTGCATACCCAAGTTCATTAAATCTTTATAGCTGTCAGTTGCTAACGTAGCCAAATTGTCTATTTCCATATCACTTGCTTCTAACCCCCTTACCTGAGGTAGTGCATTTTCTATTTTTTCTAGATTAGAATAAGCCTCTTTTATTATTTCTTGATTTTCTATAGTTAGTTCAGGTTCAGGAATAGTTTGAGGAATATCCTCAGGTAGTTCAAAAAGTTCTGATAATTTTTTTGTCATGATATTTTATTTAGTGCGTCTTTAATACATTGGATGTATTTCGGAAGACCCCTATTAAAAATATTTTTATGCAGGGCAATTAAGAATAAGAATGATTTTATTTTTTCCCGTTGCGGAAAAGATCATCCTCAGTTATTACTCTAAACGTGAATCCATTTTGTTTACAATAAGCCATCGCACTTCCCCATTTTGCATGATTTACTGCTACCACTGCTCTATCTTTGGCGCTAGCTATCTTACTTTCAATAATACTTTGTTTTTTTGGTTTTATTTCTACTACTTCAGCTATCTGATTGCCGTATTTGTTTTGATATACAACGAAAAAATCGGGTATGTAATTAGCCATTTTTCCGGTTAGAGGATGTCTATAGGGAATAACCAATGCTTCACTAGCCCACTTGAGTACGGACTTGTTATTATCACAAAATTGCATAAAAGTAAATTCCCATCCTGACCGATATTTTGGTCGATGTTTACCTATATACTTTTCAGGATTTTTTGGAGTAAATATACCCTGTGCGAAGTTAGCCATTATGATATAATGTTTCGTTGAATTAGTTGATTTGGTTGGGGCACCAAACTTATTCCATATAACGTAGTTTTACTTTTAAAACTATTTAGGTAGAGTGTTAGCAATGCAGTTGATTTAAAATTAGTAGTGGTCTTTAATTGATCTAATAAATCTAAAGCGTTGGTTTGAGTAAAGTTAGCTATCCTAAATACAATAGAGGAAAAATTACTAGCAATGTTATCGCTCTTCGTAACTTCATAAAAATATGAATAAACCAACTCGTATTGATTTGAGTCTACTAGCAGGTCAAAGTTGTAAAACGCATCAAATACTCTAACCGTATTGTCTATCTGAGACTGAGGTCCTTCTAAAATTCTTGCTACCATTATTTTTTACTCCTATTAACGAACTACCGGTGGTTTTGTTAGTATGTTTTTTATAGATTGATTTACTGAAGTAGTAGCAGACTTTACATCACTTGAGTTTAATGTAGGAAAACCAAACGTATTCGTTCTATTTGGTTGACCCGACAACGAACCTGATACTGAATTTAGGATATCCTGTCTTCCTGCTTGAAGGATAGATTGTGGATTTTTGAATGTATTATAAGCAGTACCGGCTTTTTGTATAGCACCTACAAAATTACCATTTTGTAAATCTTGTATTACGCCGCCGGCGGCATCTCTTAATCCGCCTTGACCCAAAATAGTCGCATTGGCTCCGGGTCTTGCAATTGGACTAATTGTCCTGTCGTAGTTTTCTTCATTACCAAAACCAGGTACAAATCTAGAAGGGTCTCTACCGTCTACTGCCCCTTCATAGTATTTTACAAATTCATACTGCAACGTCATTTGGTGTTCCATAGTACCATTCGCCTGAGAATAGTCATATGTGTCATGAGAAAAAGATTCAATAATAGGATTCATCAATCTATACAAAACAAAATTGTGTTGATTAAATCCATACACATCAATAGACTTAAAGAACGGCGCTTTAGATACTCCTAAATCTGATGCATAAGATGTTTCTGGCATCCTACTAGATTCGCCTATATATCCCCATTCGTTAGTATCATTGGGGTCAGATTTTGGATCGTAGATATCTCTGCGATTCAATCCTTTATTAAGATAGATCCCTTCACTATTAGTAGCATCTTTATAATAATAGGTATAATAGGTATACCACAATCTTCTTATTAAATTTGCATTATCATCATGAAAGGTAAGTTGTACCGGATCATACTTAATTTTGGTCTGAATAACTCGTTTTCTATTATATTGATTTAATGTTTCTAATTCAAAGGTATATTTAGGAAGCTGTATGTTTTTTACTGCTAGTCCAAAATTTTGATCTTCTGGCCATTGACTTGCAGTAGGTATAAAATCTTTGTTTATGTCAAAAAATACATGAAATAAAAATTTATATTTAGGAGCGTAGGAATAACTATCCGTCCTAAAGGTTTTACTTGCGTGAGTGTAGTCACGCAAGTAATCCGCAGTAAATATACCTCTTACTGCGTTACCTACTTCGTTCTTTACAGTACTAGTAGCATCACGCAGTAAATTTTGTATAAATCCAGACATTAACTTCCAATACCGGTTACTGATCCGCCGCCAAATGCTCTTCCAACGTTTGTTCCTACACCAGACTGCAATGGTGACTGAATTGCATTATCATAACGCACAGTTAGTGAAACAGTTACTGGTTCGTTTGAGCTATAGTTCATGTTATTATAGTTTGCTTGTTGAATAAAGCATCCGTATAATTCCCATGTTTCCAATACATTAGGTGCTAGTGTTCCATTACCACCGTCTAACACTTCATAATTTATTTGGAACTTATAGTCTTGACCAGTTGCTGCACTTGCTTGCTCTACGAAATCCATTTGCTTCTGTAGTTGCTGCCCTACTAGTTTAGAAATGTTTCCTTGAGCATCATCACGTAAGTTAATTGTAGTAGTCGCCCATTCATGCTTACCTGCCAAATATATTTTACTGTTATAAATGTCAATTGGTATTTCGTTAAATGTTAAACTAGGACGACTGATATCAATTACTTGTTTGGTTAATTCTGTTGTTGAACCACCTACGCCAAAGTTAAGAAACAATGCTCTAAAACGATATTGTAGTTTTGGCATCAATAGACCTTGACTATTAGTAGCATTATCTGCTGCTACGGTCATATTGAACAGTGATTGTGAGGCTGTTGCCATTTTATATTTCTCCTATATTTTTATTTATCAGGGGCGATTTTTAAAAATCGCCCCCTTAGCTAATTAAAACGAAAAATTAGCCAATTCTCCGGTATTCAAGACACGAACAGGGATGTAAATAAATTCTGCTGCTTTCACTGGTTCAATCGCAACATCTATCCAAAGTTCATTTCTATCTATACGTGCCGGTGTGTTGTTGCTTTCGTCACATACCACTAAGTAGTCGAAAAGACCTCTCTTTGCAACTAAGTCAATGAACAATGACTGAACTACACCTGTTATTTCATTACGTGTTACAGAATCGTTAGGTTCAAACACAAATGGTCTTGCAGCTACCTGCAAACGTTCACGAATGTATGCAACTAAACGAGCTACGTTGATTCGATCTAGTGCAGATTGACTATTAAAGCTATTTTTGTTTCCATAGTTTAATAAACCAACACCTGTAAAGAATGCCAATGGATTTATCTGATTAGTGTATAATACATCCCTTATGGACATACGATTCTTAATTGTGACAAATTCACCGGTAGCCGCATCTAAGTATCCAATATTAGTTGCGTTATCTATTGTACCCCTTCTTGTACCAGCTGGTGCAAACCAAGGATACGCAACGGTATCATTTCTTAATATAGTACGCAACATCATGTGACTTGCAGGAACAACAACTTCAGACCCAGATAGATCCGTTGTTATACCACTTGGATAGAATAGTCCCAAATAAGTATCACGTGTTACTAAACCATCTTCACCGGTTGAGGATGCACCTGCTTCATTATTTGCCCAATTGGTAATTGCTGTAGCTTGATCGGGCAATCTTAACGGTGTGTCACCGATAATATAAGCAGTGTTGTTTCTATCATTATTAAGAACTACCATATCTGGCTGTAATTCCGGATAGTTAGGACATGCAATCAAGTTAAAGAAGGTATCTTCTTCTCTTATACTTTGATTAGTGCCAATCGCTGCTTTTAGTGCCTGAACTACTACATTACGTTGAGCCTTACGTCCCATATATGGAGATCCGTTAGTCTTTAATCCGCTAGCACTTACCCATGTATACGAATATGAGGGTAAAGGACCTTCAGGGTAATTAGCAGCAGTAAAATAGTTTGTTCTAAATTGTTTTACATTATATCCTGAACGGCGTGTGTTAAACAACAACATTCCCTGTGGGTACAAAGCTGGATCAGGCGCATCTAAATCTAAATAATTGCTGGTCAACAATGAAACAATACTTGGTATAGGATCGCTTACTGGATCAGTTGTGCCGTTATTGGCCCAACGTGCATCTGCAAATAGTATACCATTTTGACTAGTTTGATCAGTGACATCAATTCTTACCCATTGGTCTACTCCTTCTACTGCTTCCCAACGGCTGATCACTGGATAATTCTCTAAGTCGCTAGTGTCTAACCATAGATCACCATAGACCAATGAAGTTCCGTCAGTTTGTGCTGTGGGTGCAGTAGTACTAATAATAGGACCTAGAGGATCTGTAGCATTTACTCCGGTTGTTATCGGATGTCCGGTATTGTCATAGTTAGTATTTTTGTAGCCTATCCATGCTCCGTTTTTCTGCACCATTATATCTACTTGAGTTGCAGTACTATAGAACCAATTAGTGCCGTTCGCTGGGTTAGTCGCTGGCGCACCCTCATTAGCAATATAACTTATTTCTCTCCAATTAGATAACATTGTAGTTGGATTCAATCTAGGAGTTCCAGAATAGTAAGATACATCTACGACACCGCCTGCACTAACGTCTTGCACATATAACACTAAGTTATGTGCAGGAGTAACTCCGCCTATGTCCGCGCCTGCAATTGTTATCAAATCGCCAGCTGCGTAACCTGTACCAGGAGCTGTTAATGTGAACTCATAATAGTCACCCCAATTTCTAATAGTGAACTCTGCTCCGGTTCCTGAACCAGTTGTTGAAGATTGTGTTACGCCAACTAGTATAGGTGAAACGACAGGACCATAAGTAACACCTGGTGTTTGGAACGTGAAACCTATTTCGTCCAATAAACCATTGCTTTGTTCACTCCCATCTACATCTAGTAAAATAATGTCGCCGCCTAATACGTGTTCTAATACAATGTATCCTTCATTAGACACACTTGCAGTAGTATTAGGAATACCAGCTGCTAACCAAGAAGCAACAAATTCTTCAGCAGTTGGTCCAGTGGTAGTAACAGTGTAGACTGTAGGACCTGCATTAGGAACTAATGGAGTTTGACCTGGGGCCGAAACGATAACAAACAATTGTTGACCGCCAGTAATGCTAGGATTAGCAACTGTTCCCTGTACTATAGTAGGACCAACTGAAAATCTACTTAATAATTTCATACCTACATTAGGTACAAATCTCGAAGGACCCATTGTAGCTATTACAGTGCCACTAGGTATAGATTTTCCACCTGAAGCATCAATGTTAGCAGTAGCAACAGTAGGGTCACTGTAAATAGAAACGCTCTTATTCGCAAAAGAAGCAGTAGTATCGTCATACTGAGACACTAATAAGTTTGCACCTTGTCCGGAAACGCTTGTTTTAATCCAAACTGAACCAGTAGGATGAGGCTGTGCTTGCCCTCTAGTCCAAAGTGGCATTTGAGCAGAATTACCAAACTCTACTTTAGGTGAATAATATGTTCCTACCTCAATACCCATATCAGTCAATGGAGTATTTGTAGTATTAGACAATGTAATGTAAGAATTGACGTTTCCTACGTCAGGATATCCTGATGATATCACTAGCAAACCGTTAAACACTACTGCACGTAGCCAACTATCATTGATATTATTAATTGCGTCTGCTACGTCTACTACGTTCCAACCACCATTAATAGTTATTGTTCTAGAATAAACGCCATTTACATTTATAGTAAACTCGTCTCCGCTTGTTAACACGGGGTTGGATACTGTACCTAATACTGTAGGCTGAGACAATTTCCATTGGGTACTTCCTAATTCTACCCAATTATTAGCTATATTTTTATAGAAATATGTCGCACGTGAGTAAGAAAAACCTTCAATTTCAGTAGGAATTACTGCATAAGACCCTATTGTTCCCAAAAAGTCTGCAGGGAAGCCATCTACAATATTTACGGGATCAGTAATAACTATAGGATTTTGTAAATTAAATTTTCCGGTATTTGCATTAAACTCGTAAATTCCCCATGTGCTATTAGTAGTGTCTAACCAATAGGTTCCGTTTTCAGGTGAGCCTACCGGACGGCTTAGTGTGCCTACTAAACTTGCCATATCTACATCTGCACGAAGAACGAAGCAGCGGTTAGTGGCTCCTAAAACGGAATATGCCGCCAAAAGACCATATTCATTAAGTTCATAACCTTGTATGCTAGTTCCGTTTGTTGTTTTGTAAAAAAATGGGTTGCCAAAAAGATTAACTAAGTCTCTTTGACTTGTAACTTGATATAATTTGTTTGCATTTGCACTCGTTGTTGCAGGAGCAACTCCGGTTCCGGCTGCATTGGCCTTATTCTGTGCTGTAGCTAATAATATTAGCGGTACTGAGTTAGAAGATGCTGGAAGATATTGACTTTGATCAATAATTGAAACTTCTACTCCTGGAGATACTAGTGCCATTTTTATTTTCCTTTATGTTATGATTATGAGGTTTAACTCCCTATATCGTTATTATATTTAGCGATTTATTTAAAAAATGACCAATAAGCGTGCCTTTAAAGGCTGTGATAAATATCTGCATGAAACGCCCTGTGTGTAATTTATGTAATAAAAACCTATGCGCAATAAATTATATTCGCAAAGGTAAAACATACTATAGAAGCAAGTGCGATGAATGCGGAAGAACTAAAGAAAAGAAAAAACCCAGAGTACCTAAATGGCAGATGTCTGGGTATAAGAAAAAAGTAACATGTGATTCCTGCGGATTTAAAGCATCATATGCTACACAAATGACAGTTTATCATATAGACGGTAATTTAGAAAACACTGAGTTTATAAATCTTAGAACCATATGCTTAAACTGTGTTGAAGTAATAAAAAGAAAAGAAGTTAAATGGAAAAGGGGAGATTTAGAAGTTGATTAATTTATCAACTTCTCTGTATAAATCTTCCATAGAACCATCGTTGGTGATGTAATAATCATAAATTAATCCAACACTACTGTATTCGCTTGCATGAATCCCTAATGATTCTAATTTATTTTTACAAGCCTCCCAATTTTCTGTTTTAGGAACCTTATTACACTCTACTGCATCGTTGTACCAAACTGGGTTCGGTCCTCTAGAAACTCTAATTACTATTCCGCCGGCACGCCGTATGCTTTCTATTTCATTTTTAAATCTACAGTCAGTGATTACAATATTATCTTTAGTTTTTCTTAATTTGTTTTCTACACTGGCTATCCAAATTTCTGAATGAAATTTGTCTCGAAATAGATCAGTTCCCCAATTTTGCAACACCCACCTTGGACTAAGATCAGGAATAGATAGTCTGTTACTCCACCAAACATCTACCTGCTCTCTCCAAATTCTACTTTCTTTTGTAGATCCCTCAAGTAACTGTCTATCCCAACCAAATATGTTTGAAACGGCATCTTTTAATGATGCTGCAAAACTTATTCGCTGAAACCCATGTGCAGACGTTAGATAGTCTGCTATTGTATCTTTGCCGCTAGCAATAAATCCAGTAATTCCGATAATCATAAAAAAGCCCTGTAATACTTAGCATATCACAGGGCTTAGGAAAAATTATTTAAAATTAACCTATTATGAACGTGTAGGGCTGGCTGTAATCTACGAAGTTTTTGAGATCGATTAATAATTGTTCTTGCATAGCCTTACCCTCAGCTTTCAGTGCGGTTCCATTCAACGTAGTCCCCCCGCTGGGTCCCGCAATACTAGCAAATTTTTCTCTGGCTTCACCTAGAGTCATTTTAAGCTGACTTAGTGTCCAATCGCCTATCCAAACACTTGCTCCGGGGTCCTGCAATAATTGTTGCTCAGGTCTAATGATATCAGCCCAAATTAATATTTGTTCGCCAGAACCTTTGGGATCTCTAACTAGTTTTATTTGTTTAGTCACCGGATTAAATGTATAGATTACATATCCACCGAACATTCTAGCTGCCAATTCAATGTATTGTGCATAAAAGTCGTATGTGGCTAGCCCTCCGGCATAATTGTAATTTAGAAGATAGGTATTTAAAATAGCACTACTAAATGGGTCAAAACTGCTTGCTGCAGGACCAGTTTCCAATCCAACTGTTCGTCTAAATATTGCCCTGACGTTTATGAACTCTTCTGGTAAGGTATATACATTTACATTTTTTTCTATTTTCATTAATGTATATGATTCCTGAGTGGAATTTTGTGCTCTCTGTCGATAGATTTTTATAGCATAGCGGTACGCTGCTTCATAATGCTCAGGATCTAACTCTACGTCTACCATTCCGTCGCCTAATCGTAAACGTAAATTTTTAAATAATTCGTCTTTAAGTTCTTGTAAGTTATTGCCCGACATAGTATATTCCTTTATATACTATTTATCGGGCGTATTTAAACAAACCTAACTAGATTATTTCTAGAAATTGCAGAATTGGACATTTTGATCAACTTTTTCATAGAAGCCGATGGTATTCTTAATTTAACTTGATTTTCATTGTACTCTAGAACCATAAATTTGTTCGCGGCTCTGAAAGTTTGAAAAGGCGAGAATGTAACCTCACCGGTAATTTTTCTATGAATCTTCACATAGTCAACTAGTTGCTTGTTAATATCCTCATACGCTTCTTCCATAATATACTGAATGTCAGGATAATTCAAATAGCATAAATCATACCTGACTATTTTATTGATTTTTGCGTCATAAGCAACTAATAACAGTGCCTGAAGTTTTTGAAAAAACTTACTAGATTTATATGATTTTAACAAAAATTCAGATAAAGTTACTGTACCTATTGTCCAATTAGAATCAGATTCTATATTTTTTGATTTAATTTCTATTCCGTATTCTGATATATCTACTACGCCTTCAATATCAATTCTCAACTGTCGGCCGATATAATTGTGTATATATGTTCCCAAATGACTGGGATCTACCATGTCCTCAGGTAAGTTCAAGTCGTATAAAAATGCAAAGGTTTTTTCACTTAATCGAGTATTCATTGAATTACTTTTGGTAGAGGTCATGTTAAATATCCCCATCTTTACGGTTTTCACTATAGTGAGGATCAAAGTTTCCACCTGGGTATCGTGCTTCAAGCTTCTTGACATTCTCCGCAATTACTTCATTGGGATCTAAATCAAGTGCCCTACATGCGTTAATCCAATACCAAATAACATCTCCCAATTCTCTTTTCATGTGGTATACATTTTCTTCATTAAGTGGTTTGCCCTGAAAGAACATTTTTTTGGGAATTTCACAAAACTCACCTGTCTCTGCTGCAAGTCCTAATGCTGCTGTTAAAAGTAAAGGCACATTAATATCAGGTCCATGCGAGCCATCTTCACTACTATAATTTGCATCTAGTTCATCACAGCGGTTCATGAAAGTAGTTAAATCATTGCTTGATTTACTTGTTACCGCTTTTACAAAATCTTTATACTTGTTTAAGTCAATCATTCGTCATCATCTCCAAATAAATATGCTGCCATTTTTCGTTGTGTCGTGTCTGGATCCTTTTTTGCGCACTCAAAACAAATTTCTTCGTCATTAGGACCATATGGTCTACATTCATCAATTACACCACATATTTGACATGCTTGCGGTGGTTCTTCTGCTATAAATCCTCGCCCGCTCATTTTCTACCCTTTAATCTGATTGGTAATTTTATTACATTTCTCATACAAAACACCCATGCAAAAACCGAATCCTGTCCATCCTATAATCATTAGCGCGTACCAAATGTGTTTCATTTTTCAACTCCGAAAAAGTGGAACACCGTCGGTTAACATCCTAACATAGATCAAGTTGGGAAAAGTGTCAAGTGTGCCACGATGCCGCTCAATTTTGATCGACCATTGTTCTGGGACTTCTGGGTCAGTTTCTAGACCATAGAAAAACTGATCCCGAGCACCCGATTCAATTTGCTGTTTGAAATACACTTCAATGTTCATTTTAACAACTCCATAATGATAATAAAGACACTGGGCATGGCAAAAACTAGTGCCAATGCCAAAAAAATGCTGTCACGATACCACGGAACATATGGAATATTCAATGTTTTACACAGTTCTTTATCGGACATTTTGCTGACATCAATGTAGTGTACTTTTCGTTCGTTCATTCTTTAACTCCATTAACAATTTGCCATTTTCTAAAAGCACCCCAAGCAGTTGGAAAGTATGTTGTTTGTGTTCCAATCAGATTACAACTCCATAAAGGTTCACCAAAATCTAATACTGTTTTATGCAAATGTGGTTTCATTCTTCAACTCCAAAATGTTCTGCTACATTACAAACACGATTGATAACTTCTAGCATCTTGCCATCACCTGGTTCGGGCAAGTCTTTACTGAATACTTCCATACATTCAGCCACAATCAACTCAGCGAACTTTTCCAATTCGTCTGCATAGAATTGATACACACCTAGATTTTGTTTATGTGTTGATCCAGCCTGTTCAGCAAGTTCTCGAATTCGTTCGTTCATCAGTTAATCCCATCAAGATAAAATTTGTATTCCAGACGCATTGCTGCTTCAATTTCCGCATCAGCATCGATGTTATGAAGTTCTTGCAGTTGCGACTTTATATCATCACCAAATGATACTGTGTATCGTTTACGCCATTCTTCGTATGTTAGTTTTTCGTTCATTCTTCAACTCCAAAATGTTCTTTAATAGTGTCGGCACAGTCCAGTACCCCACGACGATAATCGTAGCGATATCGGGTATCGGTTTCGTCCATGGATTTACATAATGCCATACATTCTCTCACAATCAACTCGGCGAATTTTTGCATTTCTTCATCAATGCCCATCGATTCAATAACAAAATCGTATAGTCCGGCCTGTTCCATCAGTTCTTTAATTCGTTCGTTCATCGCAATATCCATACAATAAGTACCACCCCAATCATAAACCAGAACATTATACGCTCACTTCAAATCTAAAGTTGTCAGGATCATCTACTAGCTGAGATTCTTGTACCTCAGTCCATTTACCATCTATTCTAATTTCGATCTTAATTTTTGTCAACTCTTCGGCAACCTTGCGATCAATTTGGTCCAGCATACCAGTGCGCCTTAACGTTTCGAGCCGGTGCCATTCTTTGAATTCTTTCGTTTCGCACATTTTGACGAAGGCGTCTCTTCGGTTTTCAAGTTGACTACGGCTAGATTCACTGTAACCTTTGGCGCCTGATTCTCTATGGCGACAATGAACTGCACTTGAAGTTTTATTCTTTTTTTGTCCGCCACTTCCAGTTCCTCGTGTATAGCTCCAGTCACAATCATCCTTGGTTACGCTAAACAACAGTTCACGTTTCTTTTCCATAATATTATCCATTAGTTAAACTAAATCCACTTCTTTAGTCAATTCTTTTACATACAGGTATGGCAATAGTAATAGTACAGCAGGATGTGGGTCTAGTTCAGACCACATCAATAGTTGGTCATAGGACATGTTTAGGTATTTCTCGCAGTTATCGTAGGCAATAAAAGCTAGTATCGCGTCCCTTGCCGCATAACTTGCCGTATTCCATACCGCATCCATTGCCGCATTCAATGCCGCATCTTTTGCTGGATCCCCTGCCGCATAACTTGCCGTATTCCATACCGCATCCCATTTCGCACTTTTTGCTGAATCCCATGCCGTAATCCATGTGTCGGCGTTATCTTTCAATGTTTGGAGTACCCAATCAATATGCTTCGCATTTGGCAGTTTTGACCACTCAGACATTTTCAATCTCTTTATCTTCGATCTTTTCTTTTACGAACAAGTACGGGAGCAACAGCACACAAGCAGGGTGTGGGTCTAGTTCAGACCACATCAATAGCTGGTCATAGGACATTTTTAGGTACTTCTCGCAGTTATCATACGCAATTAAGGCACGAAGCACACACCTTGCCGCCTCCATTTCTGTAACCCTTGCCGGATCCCATACTGCCGGATCACTTGACGCATCCGATATCTCATCCCATATCGCGAGCAATGCCGGATTCCATGCCTGCAACACATCCTCGTATGCCGTAACTCTTGCCGCCTGCAATATATCATCGTATGCCGTAACTCTTGCCGCCTTCAACTCCCCATTCCTTGATGTGGTTAGTGACCCGGCCCATTCTTTGGGGTTATCTTTCAATGTTTGGAGTACCCAATCGATGTGCTTTGCGTTTTGTAGGTGTGCCCACTCAGACATTCGCAGTCTCCTTGCTTCTGGTTTCTTCTTTTACGAACAAGTACGGAAGTAACAAAACACAAGCAGGGTGTGGATCTAACTTATTCCACATCAGTAATTCCTCATATGACATGTTTAGGTACTTCTCACAATCATCATACGCAATTAAGGCGCGAAGCGAACCCCTTGCCGCCTTCCATGTCGCCTCCCATACCGTACTCCTTACCGCACCTCTTGTTCCGATCCATGCCGCATCCCAGGCCTCTTCTCGTCCCGCATCCCATATCGCGAGCAATACCGCAGCCCTTGCCGAATGCCATGCCGCAATACCTACTACGGGTTTCGCTGCGGTCCATGCATTAACCCACGTGTCGAGATTAGCGTTTACTGACTGAAGTACCCAGTCAATATGCTTCGCATTTGGCAGATGTGACCATTCGCTCATTTTTCAACTCCGAAAGTTGGTTGCGGATATCCAAAACGATCCTCAATTAGTGATACATAGTATCCTGCTTTTCTTGTTTCACTTTCCATTATTGAGTTGGCGCATTCAGCAACAATCAACTCGGCGAACTTTTCCAATCCGTCGTAGGTATAAACCATACAACCTTTTTCGCCGCCAACATGTTGATTGAGATCAACAAAACCTTTAGCCTGTTCAGCAAGTTCTCGAATTCGTTCGTTCATGCATTCCTCAATCCTATTCTACTATATCCAAGTTTTGATTTAGTTTCTCGACGGCTTTCTCTTTGATTACCAAATCGTTTTAAACAAGCAAGGTAACCTGCTAGGTAGCTATCCCAGTCTAATTTGGAATCTTCTGCAACATAATCTCGCTTGACTCGTTCGACGAATTCTGGTGTCATTCTTCAACTCCACCTCAATAACCAAATAGTTTTTTCATGAGGATCATTGAACCTTAGTCTCAGATCCCATTTCATTTTGTCGGTATTGTAGTACTGTTCTACAGTATAGTTACCGGGATACTTCTTCTGCATCCACTTATATGCATTGGCTTCGATGTCTGCTTCGGTAACAGTGGTGGTGCCGCCTGCTCCCACTACACCATTGATACCGTTGCCCAATCTACTCAAATAACTCTGCCAAGTATCCTTAACAGGTTGTGGAATGTTTGAAGCATAAAAGGCTCCTGCATCTGATGTAGAAGTTCCCTTGTATCTCACGGTCATTCTTCAACTCCGAAATGTTGTTTAATCTTCTGACTGGCATTTTGTATAGTCCAAAAATAGGGGTCGCTATCTTCAGGATCGGCCATGTCATCTACAACTGCTACACATTCTCTCACAATCAATTCGGCGAACTTTTCTAATTCAGATTCAGCAACTTCATATTTGGTCGGGGTTCCAGAAAACTGAAATGAAGATAGATTTACTCCAGCCTGTTCAGCAAGTTCTCGGATTCGTTCGTTCATTTAGAAGCACCTCAAGATGATCATATTTTCATTAAAGCGACCGTTTGGTTGAGTCACTACTGCTTTGATGCTATCAAAGAATTTACGTGCTGCAGGTTTACTACCCATCACCTCTTTAATTTGCTCACCTGGCTTACGAAGTGTTTTAACTTCACTTTTAGCGGTATCGAAGCCAAGAATTGTATTACCCTTTACAGTGAAAGTCTGACTGTACTGGTCAGCAATGTAGTGATGTAGTTTGCGTTTTGCAGTGTCATATACCCACGCTTCACTAGCACCATGCAGTTTAGTAGGATGCACACTTACCAGATCAAGCTTGAGTGCAGGATCCTTATACTCTTTGAGGTACTTGAGTTTAGCTACAATTTTCTCTACCGGTACAGGCTTCCGCTTACGTGGAGTCTTTGCTGCCTTCTTCACACTGATATAACTATTGAGGTCGCTCATTACCGTTTCAATAGCTTTAATCATGTTTTTGATTTGCACCTTGCCGAATTGACTGTAACCTTCAACTAGTTGCGGGTCTTTACCTTCTTGCACTTCTTCAAACTCTGTTAGAGTTTTCTTCCAAGTATCTAGGATAATAGGAATATGTTGCGGAAGAATATTATACTTTGCAAGAATGTCAATAGGCTTGCCCGGCAAGCTTCCTTTTGCACCTGCAATAACAAACTCGTCAAACAAGCCAGCAATCTCGCCTGCTGCTTCACGTGTTTTTTCTTTCATAATTTCTTGAACGTTAGGGCGATTTACCGGTTCTTTTTCTTCTACTTCAATTTCTTGAGGCGTCAGTTGCGACTTAAACACAGTTTCAGGCTTGTGTACACAAGTCATGAGCCGGGTCAATTCATTTTGCAGCGACATTTCCTCATGTTCGGTAAGTTGCAAGCCGCGCAACGTCATACGTGCTAGCCAACCATATGTACTAAGAATTTCGCTTTCGGGTACTTTAGCTAGTACTTTTGCATCGGCTTTTCGGTCATTGTATTCCATATATTGGATCATCAATTCTTTGGCTTCTTTTCTACCATAAAAACGATTGTACCAACCAAATGCTCGGGCTAGTGCGCTTGTACGGAATTCTGGATCTGGCTGGACTGCAAAGAATGGCTCGTCACCAGTGTATTTTGTGTCGGGGTCTTTTGGATTTAGGGCTTTAATGTATTGATCTTCTGATTTCTTTTTAGCCATAATTTGCTCCTATACTTAATGATGTTGATGATTATACATGAATCTCATTTTATTGTCAAGTGTTGTCATAAATATAATTAACAGGATTATAACATGCCACGAATATCATTATATCGCCCCGAAAAAGCAAACGATTACAAATTTCTTGATAAAACTATAAAAGAAATGTTGGTTGTGGGCGGAACGGACTTATATGTACATAAATATTTAGGAGTAGCCAACACCGGACCAAGTAGAGATTTCACACAACCGCAATATGATCAATTAGACCCTACCAATATTCAAGACTTGCTATTTTTAGAAAACCGAGATAGAAAATACGATAGCACTATTTACAGAATTCGCGGGCATTATAATGTACAAAATTTAGATTTTGATTTAAGTCAATTTGGGCTATTTTTAAATAACGATATTGTTTTCATTACCGTGCATTATAACGAAATGATTGAATTATTGGGTAGAAAACTAATGGTAGGTGACGTTTTAGAATTACCTCATCTAACAGATTATCATCCATTAAATGACCAAATACCAATTGGTCTGCGCAGATACTATCAAATAACTGATGCCAACTTTGCCAGTGAAGGATTCAGCCAAACTTGGTATCCGCATCTGTGGAGAATCAAATGTGAGCCATTGATTGACAGCCAAGAATTTTCTAACATTCTCAGTCAGCCACTAGAAAAAGATAATTATTTAGGAGACTGGGATTCTACTAAAGAGTACATAGCAGGATATACGGTAACATATGGCGATAACACATACACTCCCAAATTACCCGGCCCGGTGCCGGCAGGAATCGCACCCACTGACAATACATATTGGGAGCTTAGCACTGCTGATAATTTAAGAGATATAATAGCCAGATATAATAAAAACATAGAAGTTAATAACGCAGTTATAGCAGAGGCTGCTAGACTAGTTCCTAAAAATGGCTATGACAGAAGCCAATTATATGTAGTACCCACGCAAAATGGTGAGCCAGCACCCCCAGTAAATATAGTAGTTTCACCCGGAAGTCCTACTCCAACCCGAGCTACGGTATTCATGATGCGAAGTAGTGCCTATAGCAATCCTAGTCCGGTATTACGAATCGGTGCAGAAGCTAGAAAAAAACTCTTTGAACTTAGCACAGATGACCAAAATGCCTTGCGCGAATTTATTGCATTAAGTTTAAAAACCGCAAAATTAAATCCCGAAAGGACTGATACTGGAAGCGGGCAGGTCGACGGTACTCTAGTGCTGACTGCCAAAGCAAATGGACCAATAACCGGTCCATATGGGACTGCGGATAATACATATAGCACCGCTGATCAGTTTCCTCCGTTTACTGTAACTAGTTCTATAAATATTCCCATAAGAAGTCAAACTATTTCGATTTTAGGGTTAGAACCTAACCAAGACATAGCACCACAAAATTTAATTAGTGCCGCGGTTACTAGCTTAGCCGGAATAACAAATAACATATTTGCAGAAAACACAAGAGTAGTAAGTGTTAATAAGTTAAACAACACCTTTACTATTGATAAACCCACAATTTATGCTATGCCTGCTGGTACTGCTATTAATGTCGAACCAAATTTTGATCTTACTAAAAATCCAATAAGTTTGCAAATGAATTATAGGGCGGACTGTGATCCTAGATTTGCATATATAGCGCGTAGTACACCAAACGGATTTGGTTATAGTGATGGATACATGATCGGCGACGGTACTGCTCCAAACGGGTTACCAGTTGGCTCAGGTATTGTGTTTCCGGCTAATCCCAATTTAGGAGATTACTTCTTAAGAACTGATTACTTACCTAATTTATTGTATAGATATGACGGAAATTTATGGGTAAGAATAGGTGTTAATACACGTTCTAGTGTAGGATTCGAGAGTACTGATCCTAGCAATCAATCACAAATGGCTAGCTTTATCAATAACGAACAAACACTTACATTGACTGACGGAACTGTTATACCACAGCAACAACCCCTAAGCTCAATTTTAACTATACAACCGGATTAATATAAAATATGGCAAATTACTTCTATGATTCTCAAATACGCAGATTTTTAATTCAATTTGCTCGAATATTTTCTAACTGGCAAGTTACTAAGGGAAAAGATCCTGCAGGAAATAATATTTTAGTGAGAGTTCCTATACAGTACGGCGACTCAAGCAGGTTAGCCTCTGCAATTCAAGCTAATAACAGTGCAAGTAGTTTACCGTCAGCTCCATTAATAACATATTACATTACTGGATTAGAGTATGATCAAAAAAGAACACAAGATCCTTATTTCATAGACAAAACTAGTGTTCGGCAACGGCAGTACAATCCAGAAACACAAAGCTATACTACCACACAAGGTCAAGCATTTACTGTTGAAAGAATAATGCCGGTACCTTATACATTAAGAATTACCGTAGACTTTTGGACTACTAATTATCAGCAAAAATTAGAGTTAATAGAACAATTAGGAGTGCTGTTTAATCCTAGTATGGAATTACAAAGTACGGATAACTTTATCGACTGGACTTCACTTAGCGTAGTATATCAGGATGGATTAACATTTAGCAGTAGGACTATACCGCAAGGAACAGGTAACCCAATAGATATTTTAAGTTGGAAATTTTACATGCCCATATGGATAAGTTCCAGTTCTAAAATCAAAAAACTGGGAGTTATTCATAAAATCATTGCAAGTATTTTTAAAGGAAATGCTTTAACAGATATGCAAGACGATGATTTATTATTGGGGACCAGACAAAAAATAACACCATATGGATATAAACTATTACTGATAGGCAATAGCTTACAGATACTTCCAGCAGATCAAGATTTTTATCCTAGAAATAATTCGTTAGACTTGCCGAATAATCCCAATACTGACGTATATTGGCAAAGTGTCTTAAATGTATACGGAACTGTAAGACCCGGTATTAGTCAAATTTGGCTTCAAAATCCATATATGGAGACAGAAATTGTCGGAACTATAGCATTTAATCCCACAGATGACCGTTTACTAATCTATAATATAGATCCTGATACCTTACCAGAAAACACATTAGATCCGGTGAATAGTATTATAAATCCATTAGTAAAGGGTCCCGGACATGGATTACCAGAAGCCGAACTAGGCCAGCGATACTTAATAGTAGAGGATATAGGCAATGACGTTAACGATGCACCTTCATTAGCCTGGGGCGGATTGGTAGCCAAAGCCAATAGTATTATAGAATATGACGGATCGAATTGGTTTGTAAGTTTCGATAGCCAAAGTTTTACTGATGTTCAATATGTTACCAACTTAACAACCGGAGTTCAATATAGGTATGCTGAAAATATTTGGATGAAATCATATGAAGGTTGGTACGGTCAAGGAGATTATTCTATTGTAATCTAACCTAGATAAATCATAGTATGAACGTTCAAACTATAGCCGCCGGAATTTTTTTTTATAGCACTACTACAAAAAGATTTTTATATTTGCTACGAGCCATTGATAAAAATGCCAATTCCAATAATTGGGGGCTGCCCGGCGGAAAAATAGAAAAAAATGAAACGTTGTACGCCGGGTTAGAAAGAGAATGCATGGAAGAATTAGATTACTTCCCACATGAGGCTAAACTAATTCCTATACAAAAATTTGTGAATAATTCTTTCGTTTATCACACCTTTTTCTGCAAACTAGAAAAAGAATTTATTCCAAAATTAAACGAAGAGCACATAGGATACTGCTGGATAGATCGTCACAACTTTCCTAAACCATTGCATCCCGGTTTGTTTAATACTGTAAATTTTGAAATAGTAAAAGAAAAATTAGAAAAATTATTATCTAAGATTGAATAATAAAATTTCAGGCTCTTCTTCAGGATCAGTGATGTTTAATTCAGATTCATTTTCAAAACTAAAACCAGAACCCACATATCCTTCAATACCATTAATCGTAGCAGACCCGTTAATTATGTACAGATAATATCTTCTATTACTGTCCAAATTACACTTATAATTTTTTGTAAAAATTCCTGCACTTAATTTTGCGTAACTTTGTATAACAATAGGACCCTCACTGCTTGCTATGGGACAAAAGGTATCAAGTTTTTCTTCTCTATCGAATACCCAAACATCGTATTTAGGTGCAAAATTATGTCTTGCTGCACGTAACCATATTTGCAAATAATGTATTGGTTCATCGCTTAAATTACCCTCGCAATGCCATATTCCTGTGCCGCAACTCATTCTTTGTACAGCCCCGCTCGGTACTTCATGCGTGTTCATTAAATTATCGTTATGAAAACAGGGTCCTTTTACTACGTATCCTAAAATTTCAATATCGTTATGTTGATGCACTGGGGTAAAATTTTTAGGCTGTACTATGTCATCATTAATTACTTCAATATCGCTATAGTTTGTGTAATTTGGATCATTGTATGTATTATTACTAAATGAACGTTTGGATTGAATCCATCCAAAATCGAAATGTCCTCTGGTTTCTGGTAATCTATGCTTGATCATGCATATATTTAATAAAAAAGCGGCAGCTGCCGCTTTTTGTTTTTGAAACTAATTATTGTCGATTAGCAAGAATAATCTATATCCACAGTAATTAGTCCGGTTGCTGCATCAGGTGTATTTGTTTTAGCATCGAATGAAACTAAAACCTTTGAGCCTGGATTTTCATCTGTGCCGTTATCTGTAAAGTCTAATGCAAACTTGTTAGATATTGTAGATGCTTTAACATCAGAACTAGGATCTTCCTTATCTAATACAATACTCATTTGTCCAATAGTTAAATTGGCCTCGTCTGCATCAACTAAAGTACATATGCCTGCAGCATATACTGTTCCGGTAGTGGATAATCCTAAACCATCCCTAGTAGCAACGAAAATTTTGCCTTCGCCAGCATCAGGTCCTGCACCCAAAGCTTGCCAATCAGTATTACCTACGGATCTAATGTAGTATGTACCTCCGGCAGCAATATGCTCGTCATTGACAGTATCTTCTTTTACTACTAAAAACTTCTTCTTACCTTTCTGACGTATTATGTATCCGTCATCAGGAGCAGCAACTGTTATTCTTTCACCATTAAGTGCTATTGCTGCGTCGTCTGTTAATGTAATTGTTTCTTCTTGAATTGCAGTTGTTGTAACTGTATCGTCTGTTAGTGGTAGTACTGCGCCACCAATAGTTGCACTGACAGTAAAAGTTGTTCCACTGGCAACTGTCTTTACGAAGTAAACAGTGCCGGCTACCAATCCACCTATGTTTGCACCAAACACTACAGAACCGTCGGCTACCAATCCGGTTGTATCATCTACGGTTACTGTGTCAGTAGAAGCAGTTGTTGCTGAAGTTGTCATACTTACGGTTGTGCTTTCAGATAAAACAGCTCCCACCAACGTACCGTTAAAGTATATTAATGCGTCACCGTCTAGTTCGCCGGAGTTTAGTGTTCCTGCATTTCTTGAACTAATTACTGGAGAACTGGTGCTTGCATAGTAGCTTCCATACCAAGCTTCTGCTACACAAACCTTAGGATAAGCAGCAACATCTTCTACTCCGCCTACTACACCCACTGCAGAGGTAGTAAAGCCATTGTCGGTAGTGCCATCGTTAGGATAACCAAGATCCACATCTACTGATCCATTTGTTTTATAAATTTTTAAAGGGCGTCCCATTTTGTTTTGTCTCCTTTATGTTAGACGTTCTAGGTCCTACGCGGTTGGGGAACCGCATAAGTCTCCCATATAGAGAGAGAACATAAGTATTTATTAAATTTGGGTGAGATTTATTTGATACGTGTTTCCACTGCCGCTATCAGTTAAAAATATTCCATCAGCATTTGCAAACATAGACCAACTGTTGGCTCCGGAATCATAAAACAAATTAGCGGTGTTTACTGAAACAACATTACTTATAATATTATCAGCAACCTCGACGTTGCCGGCATTTATGTTTCCGGAAACATTAGCATTGTTGACAACAGTAATACTTGTAAAACTAGCCAAATTTGGAGCTGAACACCCAATAGCACCGTTAAAGGAACCTAAAACGTTTCCTAATATGTTAGTAGCATCGACGTTGCCGGTTACAGTTAGAACATTGGTTACTTTATTAAAAGTTAAATTCGAGCTGGCCCCGAAACTTCCACCGTCATTAAACTGAACTTGTGTGTTACTGCCATTAACTACTGCGTTTCCTACCGGGGCGATTTGACCTAAAATGTTTGCACTATTGGCGGTGTATCCGGCCCATATAGGATTATAAGTAACTAAACTAGATGTAGCAGCAACATTAGATTCATCATGAATACTAAAGGTGGTGTTGCTTAATCTTCTAGTAAAAAACTGATTGGTCCCAGCAACACCAGCAGTCTCTATACTAGACTGAACTGCACCGGAGGGCAAGACTCCGTTTATTGTTACTGAAGTACCTGTACCGAAAAAATGATCAGTGCTGGTAGTTACGATTGTTCCATCCGCAAAATTTGCACCATTTGCCGGACTAAATCCTAAAATTTTATATACTAATGATCCGTTAGTGGTCCAAGTTAAATTGCCGGTACCGTCAGTCTGCAATACATACCCGTTGATTCCTCCGGATATTTTTACATCATTGATCTGTCCTAAATCGATTTCGCCACCAGCATTACCGCCTACGTTTACTATAGTAGCAATATTAGATGCTACGTTAATTCCTAATAATTGACCATTTTCAATATTGTTTAAATCTAAAGTAGTGTTACTAGACCCGTTTAATCTAGAAAAATCTAACGGGCTAGCTGTAGTTAAAATTTCAGTTTGTGTAGTTGCACCTACAGTAACCGGAGGAACAATATTAGGATCATTACCTATATACACTCGTTGCTCATCTACTGCGAACCCAATTTCACCGATGTCTAGTTGTGGTAAATCAACGTTTGCCCCGGTTCTATGAATTATTTTTGAAATTTGATAAATGGCCATAATATAATCTTTGTTTGATTATATTATTTATCAACCATTATAAGAACTTGGAATAGTATTGTTCGCAGCGGTCAAACCACTTCCCCACATAGTGTTGAAACTCATTTCCCTCAAGAATAAATTCCTGATAATTGAAATCTGCACTACACATAAAAATTACCCCCTTTTTTATGTTCGTGCCGTAGATTTCATTATGCGCTGTTGCATATGCTGCCAACTGTAGGAAATAATCGTCAATCCATTCTCTTTTTTTTGGTTTATTGGTTTGTTTGTGATCCATTATGGCTTCTTCACCATTATGTACACCGCACAAATCAGTTGTACCAGCATATATCTTTGGGAAGTATAAAGGCACTTCTATACCCCAATACTCGTTACAATTAATCAAACCTTTAGCAATAATTTCTTGTGCCATTTTGTGCGCTTGTATGCTGTACATATTACTACCTGCATCTTTGAGAATTCCGGTTCGAATGTAATCCTCAATAAATTTATGCATTCTTGTACCGCGGCCAGCAGCCTCAGTCGTTATCTCAGTAGCTTTTTTATGTCCTACTCTATTTCGCCATTCATTTAGTGCTTTTTTGGCTTCCTCTGGTTTGGTTGCATCTAGAATTGTGGTAACACTGGGTAATTTTTCTCCGTCGGGAGTAGCGTATCTTCTAGCACCATCTTCGGTTACTCGGTTAATATTGATGTAATTAAATTTGTTTGGATTATACATAAAAAAATTGTACTATATTTTTCAACATAGTACAATTTATATGGTTATAATTTTTTGATTTGTTTAGACGCCATTTGTTTTAACGTCTTTTCGTGATCGGGGGTTTTTCCCTGCTCAGGTTTGGATTTGGGGACTTTATGTTCCTGACCCTTAAATACAACCTGATCATTATTTACATTAGAAATTATATTAACTAAGGGTTCTTTTTGCACTATATCAAATAAATCTTCTTTATCTAGTATAATGTCTCTTGTTTTTAAAAAGTTTAAAAATTCGTCGGTAGACCAAGTTCTAGCTGAACCTTTTAGCTTTTCTTTAAGTTGATTCGAGACCGCCATCAATTTAACACGTAGCGGATCTCGGTCATCAAATTCAAATAAACGCATTTTATTTACGTTCGGAACGTCCTACTCCGGCAACTGGTTCAGTTTCATCTGGTTCCTCTGGTAAATCAGGTAAATCAGAATCAGGTTCTTCTCCGCCCAAATCTTCCATATCTTCAGAATCGGATGCTTCTAGATCATCGTCTGAACCCATATCCATTTCAGGTTCAAACATACTGTCGCCCTGTCCAGTAATACTATTTAAAGAAGCCTGCAATGTTCCTTTACTTTGCGTAATAGCCGCCTGAAGTGAAGATAATGCTTCAGAAACCGAAGAGTTAAATTGCTCACCCTCTGTGGTTCCTACCTCACTGTTCACCCCGTCTACTACTGCAGGTAGCTCCTTGACTAGCATATCACTAACTTGTTCAACCATTTTTTGTAGGCTATCGACCATTTCTTGTGCAGCCAATATAACCTGAGATTTTTCAACTTCTTCGTTTTCTAATACAATACGTGTATTATATAAAGGAAGAGATTTTAATTCTCCGTAGTGATGTTGTAATGCTTGTTCCATAAATACCAACTTCAAATATGCAGGATTTTGTTCGGTATTGATTCCATTACTGCTTTTGCGCATTTCGTTCATTAAGCCATTGACTTTTCTCATCATACGCTCGGTGTCATACAATGACATATTGTCTAAATTTATGCTAGTATCAAAGTGCTCTTTTAAAGCTTTTTTTGCTACTAAGCTTGGCTTAGCGTTAAATTCTGTAAGTTTCATAATTTTTCCCAAAGTTACATATTATATATTTATCTTCATTCAACTTATTTTGAGGCATTCGCAAAATGCTTATATTGCCATTTTTTCACTTCTTTTGCATAATTATTAAGTTGACCAATTATTTGTTTTTTTCTATTTTTGTCTTCTATTAATTTAACTTGATACAATCCCAAAGAGTCTATATTTTTTGTTTTCTTGATCAACGTAGAATGTAGATGAATACTTGCCTCTGTTCCCTCTAATAACTTGTCTAGAACTAATATTTGATTGCATTCTATAATCTTATTACGTTTATCCAATGTAGCGTACATTACTGCGTTTCGCAATGAATAAAACTCTTTATTCAAATGTGTGTCAAAGCATGTTAATGTATACTTTGACGAGCGGTTTGGTTGAATCCTATATTTATTAAATAACACGTACCCGTTACCATCTTGAATTATTGATATTCCGGAAAGTCCACTAAGTTCTTCTTCAGTTAGTAAACTTTTCAAAACAGTATACACATTTAAATCATCCATTTTCTAATACCTCAAAATAGATATTTCTAAGTTCCGGAGTAGTATCTAAAAAATTAGGCAATTTTTCCCACTCAAAACCCGTTATTAGCATAGGAACCTCATTGCAATCATCATACAGATGTCCTAACGGTTGAATGCCATCATCAAACACATTTTTATGACTTACTGTAAAGTCAAAAACCGCACATTTTTGATGATCTTCATTTTCGTATAAAAATCCAAATTTTTTAAATGTTTTAAAATCTATTGTGTCGGTGTTTACTGAAGATACATTTTCTGGTTGACTTCTTAATGAAATTATTTGTAAAATGGTATCTAAATTAATTTGGCGTTTTCTATTGTTGTTCCACTCGGTCAATCTTTCGGGATCTAAATCCGCAGGTGGCTTTCTGTTAGTAATTCCTGTATCTTTTACATCGAATAATGTATAGCAGCGAAATTGCGTCATACAGTTATTTATAATGGTAAAAAAGCCCGAAAAATTCTCGGGCTTTTTGTTTATACGAAACTAATATTAGTTAGTAAATGTTGCGCTAGCTACGATAGATACTGCTTCGCCTACTGCTGTAGTTAATGCAGCGTCTAGTGATCCGGCGCCAGTTGCAGTTACGTCACCCCATGCACCTGTTGGGTAGAATGCAACTGCTAGTGTATCGTCGGTAGCAGTTGTGAATTCGTACATGTAAACGGTTGCTAATTGTTGAATTGTGTCAATAGCAGCTTTGACTTGCGCACCAGTTGTGCTTGAACCAGTGAAAGTGATGGTTGCAAAGTCTAATTTTGGACCCATTGCGTTAACTACAACACCGCTTGTAACTGCATTAACTGCACCGGTGGTGTATGAGCTAGCGTCTACGTTCATTACTGGCTGAAAATCGCCATGTACTCTTGTTACTTGTGCCATTTTATTTTCCTCTTAAAGTTTATTGAACCCTATAGGTTCTATTTTTATTTAGTCCAAAACTAAAAAAGTTTGGGTTTTGGTTAGGTTCTAGAAGCTAAATTTTGTCTACTGAACCCCAGTCTATCCACAAACTTGAATCCATAACTTACGAATCCTTCCTGAGTTTGCTGACCTGTTTGTAGATAACCTTTTACTGGACTACTCGCTGCCGCTTTATCTAATTGCGTTACAATATTCATTTTTAGTTTATACATTTCAGACCAAATTAAAAATGCACCAGCTAAACCTTCTTTATTCTCTGATAAATGGTACATTATTTTTTCTCTTACTGCATCAGACATAGGTCTAGATTGTATAAATTCAAGAAAATCTTTTACTAAATTAGATAAGTTGCCTGAAACCACTTTTCTGTTTATATAAACTGTAAATAAGTTGCTGTTAAACACACTTTTGGTTCCTGCAGGACCGATCAATAATTGATCTACGGCAGATCCATATGCAGAAATTGCGTTCTCGCAATTTCTTAACATTTTTTCGTTTAACTTTAATTTTGGTGGGTTGGGCATAGCACTGGGAACTATAGCAACATTGCTATTATTTTTTAAATTTCCTATGCTGCCGTTCAAACTTGAAGCGTCATCTGTGCTTTGCGCGGTGACTGGTAAATACTGATGTACTGCTATTCCAGCTACCTTATTAGTTAATAATTTACCTATTTCGCTATTTGTATCTACCGTATATGTAATTCCATTGGGATTAGCTCTGAATGTATAAAGACCATTATTTTCTTTTAATGGCTCACTGAACAGTAAATCACCCCAATAATATCCTAAACCCTGATCTTGCTTACTTAAGCCCGGCCAAATTTTTTCTAAAATTTGGTGCAATTGACTCCTGTCTACACCACGCTGAATATCATACTGTTTAAACATTGCTGGACTATAGATATTTCTGGCTGCACCGTCTTTTTTATTGAACATGTGTTTATCCATAATAGCAAATTTACCATTGCTTCCCCTACCAAAAATCAAAGCAGGGTAACCGTCCCATTTAATGGTTACTAAATTTGGATTTTTAACAGTGCTTGATATTGCATTTAAGGCGGTTTTTGCATAGGAACTTCCACCAATAAAAATAGCGTCTTCTGGATGGTCTAAGTGCCCTTTAGCTTCAGTGATAATATTGGTTATTTTATCCTGAAGTTCACGATATTCGAAAGAACTCATTTTTTGTATTTTTTGGATTCAGTATAACCACGTACTATGTTTGAATTGTCATCTTGATCTACTCCAGTGGTTATTTCTTTATATAACTTTGTATAGGCTGCGGGGTTTTGTTTGTACAGCATAGCCATAGCTACTTTAGCTATCGTTTCTAAATCATCTAAATTGGCGGCACCTGACATTTGCTGTATAGAAGTCACTAATTGATTAGTTTTAGTAGAGAGAGCGGGTGCTGAATTACTCGCCGGCTGATTATTTAATGTAGGTTCTATTCTCTGCTGTTTTCTGGTCGCTTCCTTTTTTTCGCCCATTGTTAGTAAAAATTCGGCTAAAGAAACTACCTTTTCATTTGACGGGGTCGATCCAAATGCATTTAATAACGTACCTAATTGTTGCAATTCTTCTCTGTCAGGCTGCCATCTGTAATCTCTTAAAAACTGTGCTACTGTGGATTTCGCTGCATCTAGTTGATTATCATAGTTTGATTTTTCTGATTTAAATTTTTCTTTAAACTTTTTGATAAATTTTTCTCGGAAAAGAATATTCAATGCTTCTTTTTCACCCGTGCCGGTCATCTTATACTGAAGCTTTTTAGCCCAATTTTTTATTGCAGATTCATTTACGATTTCGTCAAGCTTCATCGTTTTTCCTTAAACTCTTGCTAAATCTACCCTGATCTTTGGCTTTTATGGCATTAAGTAATTTTTTTTCTAAAATAGCCGCTTTTTCAGCATCATAATGCTTATTGATCATTTCTATTAAATTTATGGCGCTTGTTATAATATTATGAGCCCTACTTTCAATGAGGTGTTTGGCGTCACGGTTCTGCCCAAGAGCTTCTAATTCTTCTAATAAACTACGGGTTTTTCGTTGCATGATGATAGATCCTATTAGTATTTATCACTTAGATAGATTATTAAGCAACGCTTTGAGCTTTGCAGACCCCACATCCGCTACTACTCGTGTAGTAGGAACATTTATCTCATCTTGTACCTTTTCGTTTGTAGTAACCTTAGCTACAGGTTTTAACTTACTTAGTATGTCATTTCCGCTAGGTTGTGGCTTTTGATAATTGGTACTTTCTTCGGGGTTAGGGTCAGTTATTCGAAGCGTTTCTACATCGAAAGCTAATTCAATTTTCTGACCAACTCCTGAACTGCTTCGAGTTTTCATTAACTGCAATTGATATTGTCCCCGTTCTCTCATACTGCGACTTGTGAAAATACCGAACACATTATCGGCAGTATTAATTTTAGAAATACCCCCCGAAATATGACTATGATCAAATTCAATTTCTTCTACTGCACTTCGATTAAGTTGAGAAGCGGTCACAAATAATACATTAAGTTCTTTAGCCAAATTACGCAATTCTTCGGACACATACTTGTCTTTCACGAACAAATCACTAGGACTAACTTTTGCGGATACGGGCATCAGCAAATCCAAATAGTCTACACACAGGAAATCAACCTTCATACCAGTTTGAATTTCCAGTTCTTTGCAATATGCTCGTAGGTCGTTGACTGTGCTCTGAGCCGGCATATATTTAATCCGCAACTTTCCGGATTTTTTAGACATCATTTTGACCTTCATTTCAACATCGTCAATTGATTTAAATATGTCTCTGCTACTTGTGTCAGTCATCATACTGTCTATACGCATAGAGCATAGTCCTTCACTAAGTTCCAGTGTTACGTAAACACCGTTTAATCCTGCCTGTACCCAATTAACTGCAAGATTTTGCATAAACAAGCTTTTACCTGATCCTGACCCGCCTGCAAAAATTTGTAGTTCACCGCGATTAAACCCACCATATAACTTACTATCCATGCATGGCCAACCCGTACTATTTTGACCATTGTTTGACTTTAAGTTCATTAGACGGGCTTTTGGGTCTAAGAAGTAATCGGTTCCCATATCTTTTTGCAAACTGATTTGAACCGCATCTTTGATTAATTTTTCAACCGGGTCGTAATTGCCTTTTTCTAGATAATCAGCAGCCTTTAATATAGCCCGTTCCAGTTCTTGCCGCCTTGTGAATTTCTCAAATTCATCCAAAAACCATTCATAGTGCCCGTCGGTCAATTCTTCAATCGGTTCAATTTCTACACCAGTGACTGCTTTGATTTGATTGGTATCGGGCAAAACATTATATTTTTCTGTATGTTCTTTGAACAAATCCGCAACTTCTCTTAATGACTTATCAAAATTCAACGGATTAATTATGTTGGTTACTCTTGTGTATAGCTCAGAATTTGTGAGCATCATACGCAAAAATAATTTTTGTATGTCTAGATTATACTCTACCAATCTTTTTCTTCCTCATTTCTAATTTTATTTTACTTGTAGTGGCGTTTTCTAATATACTTAACAATGTAGCCAATTTACCGTATTTTATTACAGCGTCGTTCACATCTTTAACATCTTCGTCCCAGTTGGGTAAACTAACATGATAGCCTAATTGCAATGCTTTGTCGATTACCTTTAATCCAGTTTTATCTCTGTCTGGAACCAAAATGATTTTTTTATTTAATTGAGATAACAATACCGCTTGGTCATTGCTTATATCGTCGTGCATCAAAGCTACACCATCTATACTTAATGCATCAAAAATTCCCTCAGTTACAATACATACTTGCCAATTTTCTTGTTGCCTGTCGATGTTGAATACATATCCGGGCTGTTGATCATTAATAAATTTAGGTAATTTTCCGTCTATAAATCTAGTGGTATGACCTACTATATTATTATTATAAGTGTACGGAATAATTATGCCATGTTTGGTTCTACTATCTGCGTTAGGATTCACATAAAATGTATATTTTTCTATATCAATTTTTCTTCTACGTAGATAATCTACATACACTGAGTGATCCTCATTAGTAGAGTCCAACACCTCACAGTCAGGTAATTTTTTATTCTTAAATTTTACGGTGTGTGTTTTTTTCTTTTCTAAGAGAACGTCTAATAGGTCCCGATGTTTTAAACTTTCTAGGCTCCACCGTTGCACTTGGTCTGAATCTACCCCTAACCATTGCAAAAATTGTTTAGTTTTGTTTGAAATGGTTTTACCTAAGGTAAAACTACATGAGTACCCGCAATTAAAACAGTGCATTACCCAGTCATTTCCCGAAATTTTTAAGCCGCCTCGAAAACGTGTGTCCGGTCGATGCCCTCGATGGCTGCAACAAATAGCGTTAAAGCTGATCCAACCGCTATTTGTTGCCCTTTTTTTACCGGAGATTAGTGATAGGATATCAAACATACTTAGTATTTTAACATACTATGTATCTGATAACAATATTATCTGGCTAAAATTTTAGTAATATTGCCCTGAGTACTTACAAACTTTAATCTAATATAGGGGTGGTATCCATTTATCACGTATCCGTCTGTATCCGTACTATTCAAGTAAGAGTGCGGGGACTCAATGTCATACCAATCACTGTCTGGAACAGTCGATCCCTGAATTTGTATGTTTCCGGAGTAATTATCCATATATGGTTGAATAGTTATTATCGGATTATCATTGGTGTATACTACACTACTGTAGTATGTTTCAGTACTGGCATTAGGAGTAGGATGACTGGGTATAGTAACCTCGGTCGCCGGAACAAAACTAGGAAGTATGCTGTCTACAACTTCAATAACTCCTCGGGAACTAGCATCGCTACCAACAAAAACCGGAAGGTCAAGCCCCGAACTAGATATTTCTAAACTATAATAACAAAGTTGGGTATCTATGTTTTCTATCTCACTGCTGGTCACTAGTAGTTCAGCCAGTCCATTTAATGCTAATGTAGGGGTAAGTGACTTTCTTAAAAGAATTTCAGTTCCGTTGTTATTGAGCAACCTAAAACCTATTTCAATTTGACTTATATTTACTGGTTTTTGTTCTTGATTTAGGAACTGAAACTGTAATTTATTGTCAACGCCCTTGTTCAATTTTAAATTTTTTGCATACACTAGTTGGTACCTCCGTGGTGAGTTTCCGTCGAAAAAGACAACAATTTGTCTAGGTGTAAATATATAAACACTGGTCGAATACACAGTAAACTCCTTTATACTATTTATAAAAATGTATTGGGTAACCTAGTTTGATAAATACCCTAAATAAATCGCAATGATACATAACGAATTTTTTAAAAAACTAAGCGAAAATCATCCGTTCATAACTGTGTGCTCCTACGCCGGGCAAGATTACGTAGGCATAGTACAAAATCGTGATGATGTGGTAACCACAATATACGATTACGGGGCTATAATTCACCAAGAATTAAGAGAAAAATTTTTAGAATTAGGCGACGTATGGTGGTGGGAAAGTAATAGACTAGTACCTATAAATATGTTTTTAAAAGACGAGTGGGACATATTTAAACCCTATATAAGAACATTCAATAACAAAAGCTTAACTATTCTTCATGGCCCAATTTGCAGTATGCTAGAATTAAGTAAAAGAAAATCAAAAAGAAAATCAATTACCCTCGTTAAAAGAATGATCTAGTTCCTCCAACAAATTCATGTGTACTACTACCAAATGAGCATAACTGATGGAATGTGACTTTTTAAAAGTATATCCATCTTCTGATTTATTCCATACTGTTTCGGCAACTTCTTTCCAAGTCTTTCCTATTAAATGCTTTTTTCCGGGTCTTATGCAAGCCAAAAACATTGCTAATCTGGGTATGCTATCGATAGGTTCCGGCATTTTTAAAATGTTATGATATTGATTTCCCAAATGTATTAGTTTTTCTACGAAACTTCTTTCTTTCAACCTAGCCCAGTTAGGATCCTTCATTAAAGAAATTAAATGCTCCTCGTTTTTAATTTTATCGTAGACATGAACATTTAAAAAATCTAATTTTATATACCCGCGTTGCTCCGCTTCTGTATAGTCGATATTAGCCATGTCATTTATGGCATCGTATGGGATTTCAGTGACATGTATTCCGGTTGCATGTTTTCTAATCGGAGTTACATTTCGCATAGCTGCAGGAATATATTTTATATGCTCTAAAATTTTACTCCTATCAGAAAAATCGATATCTATGTCACTGTTAAATTTCATGATTATATATTTGGTTAAGGTAATAGTCGAGCAGCAACTAGTTTTTTATATGCTGCCTGTACCACAATAGCTTGTCTTTCTGCATCTTCTACTGCTTTATGTGTAGTCACGTGTCCGCCGTCTTTAAGTTTAACCTTAGTCATTTCAAATAACGTTCTTGTATCTCGAACAGTGTAGAATGGCCATGGGATAGGATTGGGTTTATCAGTCAATGTTTGTCTCATGGCAGTCTCCATAACTACTACATCAAATGGTGCTCCGTGGCTCCAAACTGCTCGTCTGTTCCAGCAAAATTTATAGAGTGTTTCCATACAGTCTTTTAGTGACTGTCTGTTCTCTTCTGAGAAAGCTTCTTCTAACGCAGCCGGATTTTGTGTTGACCACCATCTGATAGTATCCTCATTAATCACTCTATTATAGATTTCAGTTTGATCCTCAATTGTGGGTCGTAATTCTAATTTTTCAACTATACCGTCGCCGTATGGATCAAACCTCACTGCACCTATTGTAAGAATTACACAATATGGACTAGTGTCCAATGTTTCTAAATCTATCATTATGTCGTTAGCCATATTATTGTGTTAAAATATCAATCAATTCTTTCTTTCGTTCTTCTTGCCATATATGGAATGTCTGATCGTTGTCGCATTCTCTGATATAGCGCATTACATTTTTATACCCAGCTGCATTTATGGCTTCCCCCAAATACCAAACTAGTACGGGTACACCATAATTATAAACAACGAATGACATAGGATCGGTCGGGTGCTGATTCCAGCAAAATTCAAGAAATTTTGCCTCTTCTAATATAGGAATTTTTTCTAAATATGTTTTGCTCATATCATCCACATTTCATACATTGTTTTCAATCGATCTTCCCATACCTCTATTATAACACAGCCGCCGGCAAAATAGAAGTCCCAACCCACTGATCTTTCGCCGAAGTTTTTTCTTAACCATTTTACAATTTTTGTGGGGTCTTCTTTTCTATGTTTACAATCGTAAGTGTATACAGTTTTATTACCAGAATGCCATTTGTTGTCTCTAGATTCAGGTGAATGTTTTACATTAGATATTGGAACTAGTAGCCCTGCGTTTAGTCCGGTGTTTAGTTTAGCCATAATTATTTTATTTAAATTTTATTGCAAACCATGTAGCTATTTCTTCTTTGTAGAAGGAAAAGACCACATAACGATCTTGTTTTGGTTCTTGGTCATATGAATAACTATCAAATATGGGAGGGTGGTATTCAAACGCAAAGTCAATTCCTTGAGCATATCCCAAATCTCTGATAATTCTTACTACATCCATGGCCTTCGCCGGCGACCACCCATCGCATATTACTTTCGTCATAAATGTTTAAGCATAAAAAAAGTTGCCAGTTCCTCATCTTGAATAAAAAGTTGCCAAGTAACTCCTTTTAATTCAGTATCATATATCTTTTTTACTACCCAGCCCTCGCCACCTATAGCATTGTGAAAATAAAACATTCTAGGACCAATATGTTTTAACAACCAATCTTCTTGCTCAGGAGTTAAAGTTTTCTTAAGATTAATTACAGCCATTTTAAAGAAAATAATGTTGCATCTTTACTGTCTTCAAACGCAATCTGTGACCCCCCACATATTTTATATTTTCCTATACAGTTCTGCTTCAACCAATTATTATAATTTGATACTATCATATTTGATGGGTTTGTAATATGCGACAATTTTATTCCAGTCCAATTGCTGCAATTAACTAACAACCAATATTCTACATCGTCATCTATGGCTCTAATCATTTCATTAGCCATATCTTCTATTACTATATTAGCTAACGGTTCATGTTTATTATTCATATCTTAGAACAAACCAATTTCTATCTTGTGCTTTTTTAAAATAAAACCCTGAATTATTCAAAAACCAATTATTTTTTTCAAAATTTGCAAGACACCAATTATACATGTTAACTTCATGAAAGATCGTATCGAGCCCGAATGGACGCCATTCAATTTGTGCCAAGTAGTATACTAATCCATTGATCTTAGTTTCTTCAGTTAGTATAACATATTCGAATCTATCACTCATGAAAATTTCAGATTAAACCACATATAATCTTTATCGCTAACAAATGCAAAAACAACAATATCTTCTGCCCCAAAATCATTAATCAGCCATTGCTTACTAACCAACATGTCTTTATAATCTACTCTCTCGACTTCCATAACTCTATGAATGTCTGTCCTCCAAAAGTGCTTACAGTTTAAAATACACCAATTTTTTAAATTATCAAGCGCAATATCACAATTATCACAATTATCAAATTTATTGATTATAGTTCGAGCAGTGAAAATAACAGTATACGGATAAAGTTTATAAAATTCATGTATAGTATCAGCATATCGATTAACTAAAATGTCGTTTTTTCTGTGATATTGGTACCAACTATTTACCCGTGCTTCTTTAAATAGAATTTTTCTAAAACTTAGTTTAAAATAAGCTTTGACTTTTCTGACAAGATTCATAGCCACCTAAGCGCAAATCTTATTGCATCTTCTTCATTTGAAAAGTAAAAATTCATAGCTTCCTCATGAAACTCACAATAATATGTTCCATAACCAGGAAAACCAAATGTTTCTAAAGCCCAAATAGAAGCATTAGTCCATTGTGACGTATCATATGGTAACCGTACTTTAGTACCCTGCTTGCTTGAGCGTGTCTTTAACTTCTCTTGTAACATCTGGTTCTCTTTTAAATTTTAAAGCCCACAGTTCCGGATTAATATATTCAATAATCATCCTAACATGGTCTTGATTTAACTTATCTAAAAATTGAGTTCCACTGACACTTTGATATAGAATCCATGGGCTTATTTTTCCATTGGTAATAGCATAACATATTTTATTGACATTCCCATATCTTAACATGTCTGAAAATTGTATATTTTCTGCTTCTGCCAGTTCTATGCAAGTTTGGACACTCCTAGAAATGGCATCAAACGGATTCTCGTACCGTAAATACTCTATCAAAAACTTGTTATAATTGCTGTCAGATGTCCAATTATCAATCTTAATATTATCTCTTAATAACCACTCTACATATCTAGATACGTTGATCGCATTTATTTCTACACAGTAATTGCCAAACTTTACAAAAGCCAAATAATACGGTGAGTTTATAAAATCTTCATATGTTTTTATTTTTTTAGATGCGGTATGTTTAGTGCAAAAATCCACAAAACTTTGAAAACCAATTTGATTACCTCGCTCGTCTTTACTGAGCCATCGACGTTTCTTTTCGCATAGATGTGTGAATAGTGATTTTTCTCGCAAAAAACTACGTTTACAAAACTCGCAAACATTTGTTGTGTTAGTTGCCGAGGCTTCTTTCATGTTGAACAATATCATCATCAGTAATTAAATCTGCAAGAACTTCAATATCTGCGTACTTTAAATTGGGGAATTTTTCTGCCAAATATACTTTTTTATGTTGCAATTCTACATACGCCTTTGAAATTTCATTTATATCTTCAGTAGATGCGTGAGAATATATTTTTGAAAAATAGTCTTTGACTTCTTTTTCTTTAGCCTTTTCTTTAAATTTAGAAATTCTATCACTTAAATGAGGCACCCATTGATGAAATTGTTTTCCGAAATTAGGACTACTTGCACATAACATCAGCCATTGCAATTTAGGATGCTGCTGGACGAATTCGTTAAACAGATGTTTATTGCTATATGCATCTACACTACAAACATAATATTTTTGCATGTCTCCCCGAGCCTTTACCTGACTCATCCAATGAATCATCATATAAGGTACAAACTTTTTCTTTTGTTCTTCTGTGAGCGCATCGTACCAGTTATAATTTTTTTTGTCCATTGCTTCCATAGCCGAAAATAAATCAAAATCAATATTTTCAAATTTTTCGTCTTTGGGTGTTTGTTTTTTTGCTGTCATTTAAAATGCTTGTTTATAATCTACAATTTCACAGTTACGACTTATTTCTTTGACAAAGTAAACGCAACGCGGTTTTTTACTGTCATCGATCGGTACGCATAGAAACTGTCCATTTTTTAGTCTAGGCGCGTACCAGGTAACATCATGGTAGATATCTACGATTTCTACATCAATGAAACTAGGTCTAAACGAACTAAGTGGGTTAAATTCAAATGCTTTAAAACCTCTATCATTTATACTAGTTAAAGGTAATGTTTCCAAATCGCCTATTTCAGGTTCTCCGATAAGTATTTGCCAGTCCACTGGCATTTTTATTATTTTATTCGCAATCCTCAGAACTAATGCCGGGCTATTGAAGCTTTCTAGAAAGATTAAAGGTATATAGTGATAATCTACGTTTTGCGGATTACTGTTATCCAATATTGCAAATCGTAAATCATCTACTTCTTCCGGCAGTGTTTCTAGATTGTAAAAAACATCATCAAGTGTTAGAATTCTCATATTATAATAATATCATTAAATCAGCGGTATGTCAACTTTTCTACATCAAACGGGTATTGTGCTTCTTTATAAAATGTCTTGCGTTGTGTGAGGTGCCTTTTTGCAAATTTACAAGAACTGGTTATGTCCCAAATTTGGACGAAATCTTTGTCTTCAGCTTTTCTGATACCTCGACCAATCGATTGTATAACCCGAACGAAGCTTTTTCCAGGCTCAATGAGTACAAGATTAAAGATACGGGGTATATTGATACCCACAGCAGCAACACCATAAGTCGCAACAGCAATCTTATCATTACTCGTTGCAAATTCATCATATTCTTCTTTTCTTTCTGTTAATTTAGTTTCACCACTTACAAATACTGCACCGGGCAGTCTATCTATTAATTCTTTACCTGCATTAACTCTGTCAACCAATACTAATGTGTTTCCGGTTTCTTTAATGTTTAATATAAGTTGCGCGATAGTATCCAACCTAGTAGGATTTTCTAGCAAGTGCTTAAGTTCACTTTGGTAATTAGTAAATTCTACATCATCCTGTAGTTGAACAATGTTAACATGACAATTAGCGAGAACTCCCCTATCTTGCAGTTCACTTGCTGCTAGTTTATTGATTACGGGACCAATACTAACAAATAATGATTGACTCGCAAATAATTCTTTAGGGATAGTTCCAGTTAGTCCCCAACGAATAGGCACGTGTGCGAATGTACTAGTAAGAATAGTTTTAAGAACATCTGCTTTGGCTTGATGCACTTCATCAATCATGATACATACAACATCTTTCATGAACTCTCCGAGCTTTACCCAAACTTCTAATTCTTCTTTATTCTTAATAAGGTTATTTAAACTTTGCCAAGTGCAAATCGTGTGTGTTCTACCCAATTCTTTTCTGTCCCCGAAGTACACACCTACATCAAGTCCAAGATTAATATAATCTGCTTCTGTTTGAACGACCAAAGATTTATTAGGAACAATAACAACACTTCTTCCGTATTTTTCTACACTATGGCTAAGTGCGGCTGTCATCAATGTTTTGCCTGCACCTGTTGCTACTTCTTGAATGCATTGAGGATTTTCTAGAAAACTGTTGACAATCTCAATTTGATAATCTCTAAGTTTAATTGACTGACCTGCTATCGGATGACCTTTTGGCCAAACTTTATGTGCGAATGTGTCCTCGGACACTTGATCAAATTCAAACGAATGTGTGCTCTCACGTAAATCTTCTAGTTCAATATCATAACCTGCGTGATCAATAACCGGAACTATTTTATCTAATAAGTTGATGTAAGTGCTACCACCCAAACTAAAATAGCTAACCTTACCGTTCCATCTTCCCAACTTCACCGATGGAAGATATCTAGCACCGGGAACTTCATATTCAAATAGTTTTAGTAAAGCTTTTCGTTCAGATAATTCTAACCCCTCTATCTTACAGTTAACTTCATCTTTTATAATTATTTTACAGGTTTTCATTTTATGTTTATGGGAGAGCTATTTACTACGTTTAATGTTTTCGCAATAACAGGGGTTGTTTGAGAAAACATTTTGTCACTTATCCTAATAATATATTCTTTATGATTCAAATCTAGATATTCATTTGGTGCCAGTGTATTGCAAGTTATACCATTTAATACTAGCTTATGTTTAAGGGTGTTAAAATAATCAACAGACTGGTTGGAATTAATTCCAAAAACTACCCTGTCAGGAAAAATAGAAATAATTTTGTCTATAATAGACATATCACCGTACTCTACTGTATATTTGTGATCTTTTGCAAAATCCACAAAATCACTATCATATTTTATCAGATATTCGTCTATAACAGATGCATCGATGTTTATTCCATATCTTACTAATCTTGAAAGAGTAATTAGTTCACCATCAAACGTAATGTGATTGATTGCATTATTTAACGATTCATTGATGCCCTTAATAAGGTATCTACCATTAAAGGTATATGTAGGATCCCAGTATCCATAATTAGCATAAGATTTTACCTCTGCAAGCATGGCTGATATTTTTTCGCAATAGTTTATTTTTTGATAGTGTTTTTCTAATAAAGAAGTCACTGCCTTCAGTGTAAATGTATTTGCAGGTATTGACCAGTATTTTTCATCTTTGTGCCAAACTCCGTAAGTGCCCATTTTGTTGAATTCGCTTAGAAATTCTTTTTTGTATGGGCTACGCAAAATCATGCTATCATCGGTTAATGTTAAGTGTGCTTCCGTATATTCCGGAAGACTTGGTATAGGATCTTTTTCCCATGGCAAAGCGACCATGCGAGTCGCATCAATCTCTAACTTACTGAATTGCTTAAAATAACGTAGCACTATTTTATTCAACAAATCAGCCTGGTTAGTTGTCAGGGGCTTGCCTAACACCAAATTCAACAGTTGTAGATTATTCAAAAACTTTTTATCATATGTTCCCAAACTAATATAACTAATCATAAAATGAATTAGTTGCTCTTTGGTCGAAGGTATTACTTTTAACATAGTTGCATTATACAGTAAAACAGCGTGGATATTAAAACATAAAGGTAAAAGGGACATACGTCCCTTTTACCATATAAAACTATTTTATTAGTGTGCCCTCATGCACGTACTCTCAGTTAGCATTTTCCAATTATTAGGAGAAATTTTAACCAAATCCGCAATCTTAAGACACATCCGCAGGCTAATTTCACGCAGACGGGCACGATTTTCCCACATGAAACTCATAATTTCTTCTGCTTCACCGTTGACGAAATTATAATCCTGAAAAAGATTGTTATCACGGTGAACCTGCTTAATGCGAAGCATTTTGTCCCTATCATTATTGATAGTGAGATCCAAATAGTGGCAACGTGACTGCAATGCTTCTAGATGATCCTGCAATTTTTTAGACCTAAGATTTTCAAACTTAAGGTTTGTGATAAAAATTGCAGATCCCTGAAAATTAAAGCTATTAGGGATACCCTCGTCACGCAGTAGTCGAGAATCACTATTCCAACAAATTTTACGATTCTTACCTGAATCTAGTGCAGCCTTAAGAATGTTCAGCGCCAAATCATCCATAAAAATAGAATCGCAGTCATCAAATACCAGTACATTTTTCTTGTCTGAATATTTGTATAGCTGGGCATACAAGCCCAATGCTGTCATAGCACCCTTAACTACTTCATAACGAAGCCTTTTTCCAGCGATGCGGTCAAATGTGCTAGCCTTTTCCATTTGTCGTTCAACACCGTAACTTTTGCCTACGCCCGGCGGGCCAGAAACAATCATCGCCCTAATGTCGCCGGCGATACATGCACGAGACATTTCATCAAGTACTTCGAACCTAGTTGCGATTCTATTCATAGCCTGTTCATCTGTTTCTGTTTTTTGAACAGTCTCACCTTTATTTTCGGTCAATGCCATCCTGTCTCCGTTAACAAACTCAATTTGATCAATACTATCAACTTTAATTTTAATTTCATCAATGGCAACATCAAAATGTCCTTGATTTTTTACAGTAACATAGTTACCCTTTTTGCCTGTTTGAAATCCTTTGACTAGAGTAAATGTTTGGTCGACAACCGGACGATTACGATAGGTACCAGAAATAATTTTAATAGCTGACATACAAATCTCCTAAAGTTTCAATATGACCATATTATATACGATATTGATTTTTATGTCAAGCCGGAACTAGCTTCCATTTATCTGTTGTCAAAAATGCAAAATTATCAAATTTTTTACTAAAAAAATCCCCACGTATTTCTAATTTACTAACATTGTCAAACATGTAATCAAACATATGAAGTAATGGGTTTCCAACTTCAAACTCTAGCATGAATGCGGTATTATCCGAATCCTTAAACCAGTATTGAATTGTATGGTACTTACGCCTTGTTTTTTCAAATTTAGCAATAGGAGAAAAAAATTTGTTTTCATCAAAAATTTTAATATGTCCTACTCTCCAGTCACTATTTGATTGTACGCAAGACCTGACCTTATCTAGATTGATGTCATATTCATAGAGATTCGGCAAATAATATATCATACCCAAATGTTCTTCTTTCACTACTTTGGACTCATTGAGAATAAAGCTAGCCAAATCTTTCCTAAACGGGGTCATTCTAGATTCGTCCATCAATGAAACTAGCATCAGCTTTTTGCTGTAATAGTTTTTTATTTCTGTAGACAATGCGCGATCGGAATCCGTTACCTTTTCTAAAAGTGTTCTGTCGGTCAGCCGAAGATAGGCGTTGTAACCCTCGCTGCGTAATCTTTTGCAGGCAATACTTAAAGCTAATACATCCTCAGCTAATTCGAATAACTGATATTGCTTATTTTTTGAATTAAAATCCATACTCTTAAAAATATCAAATAGATTTGATTGATGGGTTGTGTTGGCAGCTAGGTTACTACTGCTTGAATTAGTGGTTAAAGTCATACTGAAATATCTTCCATTCCTGCCGCTCGTAAGCGAACAACATGTCCTAACATAAAATTCTTACTATCTAAGCCTTTCATGACGCCCAGCCATCGATTTCTTAATAAAGCTACCTCGTTTATTAGTGTTTCAAAATCAATAACTTCCTGTTCTCCGTCTACGTACTTTTCAGCATCACGACTAGACAATGATCTATTATACGCCTCTAGGTATTTTTGAAAATGCTTTCGGCGAATTTTTCTTAACTGTATATTTAAAAAATTCAATACCGCTTCAATTTCTTGCAATTGGTTAAATCTATGTTCAGTAATTCCGGGAAGAGCCGAAATGTTTTTTTCTACGTTACCGAATATTCTTACATCATTTTTTGCAGAGGATAATTCCGCATCATAGTGACCAATAAAATCCGGTAACGCTGAAAGATCAGTAGTTACTTTGGTATACCAAGTCATTTATTACCAATCATCTTCATCAGAATCTTCATAGTCTTCATAGTCTTCATCTTGGTCATGTTCCTCAATGTAGGCTTTTAAAGCATTGCGTATATCCTTATCATTAAACGAATTTTTAATTTCATCCGTTTCATAATTATTGTCAATTAATAAATTTACCAAAACATCCGCTGCTTCTGAACGACTATTAAAATCAATATGGTCTCTCAATGCGTCCCATACCTCTGCTACTAGGTCTAAGCTCATTCTACATTCTCCTCTTCAGTAGTAACAGTACTTAGCTGATTCGCCCCCTTTTTCTGATATTCTGTCATAACTTTATCTAGGCAACCTTCTGAATTAGTTTCCCATCCCTTACGGAAAAGCTTGATAACTTCGCCCTCTTCGGTAGTATATGAAAGTCTATTACCTTCTTTTACTAACAAGTTTGCTTTCTCAAAAAGATCAAGCAATCCACTATAAGGGTTCATTCCAGTAGAATAAGGGATTTTAACCTGTACACTTTCAAAAGGTTTAGCATATCGTGTTTTCATAACCTTACAAGCAGAGCGAATACCTAAAACTTCGCTTACCTTGTTACCGTCTTCGTCTTCTTTTAACTTAAGTTTTTTCATAGCAACAACAATGCTTGATGCGTAGATAAAACCTTGACCACCGCTAATTTTATCATCCGGATCAAACATATCCTGACTAGCATATGTGTGATTAGTTGCCACAAGTCCCACGTTATGGCTACCAAACATATTAACACAATTTCGAACCAATGCAGTTAGTGCTTTGGGTTTACGACCCATATCACCCTTCATATCACCTGCTTCGAACTGATTAACGTCAGTTGGCGTTAACAGCATACCAAGTGAGTCGATAATAAACAACACCTTAGGTCGCTCACCGTCCGGCATAGCCCTATATCCTTTCATAAACTCACTAATAGTTTTAGCCACATCATCAATCATGGCCATATTTAATTTTAGTAATTTATCTTCACTAGTATCAACTCCTAAATTATGAAGCCAATCTTCGTCAAGGGCGTTTTCACTATCAACGAGTACAACGAATATACCTTGTTGCTGAGCATGCCTGACGAGATTTCCTGAACAAATATAGCTTTTTCCTGAACCGCTTTCACCAGCGAATACAGTAACTTTGCCAAGAGGCACGCCTTTGTGGAAATCACCGCTAATAAGATAATTAAGTGCGTAATTTCCTGTGCTAATCCAATCAGTAGGGTCATTAAATCCAATGCTCAATCCTTCAATGCTTTTTGTAATATCTTTTCTAAACTTTGCTACATCAAACGGCTTTACCAATTTTATCTCCAATCTTAGATACGTTAGTAGTGTGAACTCCAAACGGTTGTTTGTCAAGTAACTCGGGGCATTTTTCAGCAATAATATCAATTTCCCAATCAAGTGGAAAATGTCTAAGTGCTGTTCTAGCCTTGTCTCTCACTGTGCTGGGAACTCTGGGAGTTTTGCCTGGATCACATAATTCTTCTAACAATTTTTTACCTTGCTTGAGGGCACGGTATCTTTCATCACTTGTTGTCATTTTTATCTCCCGAAATGAGGACGAATCTCGTCCTCATTGTGCCTTACATATTAGGCAGTTTTTGCCTGACGAGCACGAATCATTGCTAGAATGTCCTGAGCTTTGTCGCTACTGGGCGTAGACTTCGGTACTACTACAGGGGTAGCCGCTTCTTCGGGTTCATCGTCCCATGGTTTGACTTTTTCAGAGGAAGCCGAAGAAGATTCAATAGCTGCTTCTGGCTGACTAAGCGCAGTAGAAGTTGCAGTACCACCGGCTGGAGCTTCCAAACCATACGGACGATAATATGCTCCCCAACGTTCCGCATCGTATGGGCGACCATCGACACTTGCCTCAAACATTTCTTTAATGATTCGTAGCTCTGCTTCGCTGGGTTTTTTAGGTAAGAAATCTGCTAAATTAAACAAGCCATGTGCCTCAATTGCAGCTTGTTCTGCTTCAGTTAGTGCTGATTCTTTGCGTGACCAGTTACTGGTGCTATAGTCTGCATAGCCGCCCTTGCTAGTTTTCTTAATGTTAAAATCCAAACCTTTCATAAAATCGGTAGGGAGTTCTTCCATTTCGGGATCCATTAAACTAGACTTAATAATGGTAAAAATCTGTGGGCTAATAACAAATCTACGAATTGGATTTGCTGGATTTTTATCGTCACCTAGAGGGTTTTGACGAACAAACCCTTGAAATAAATAACTGCGCTTTTTCCAATATTTATTAGCTAAATCTTTAAGACTTTCATCCTTATACCAAGGACGTACTTCAGCTAGAATCGGGCAGTTATCACCGTACATTTCCACACAAGGAACTTGTACTTGAATTTGTTTTACGTTCGAGTCGCCCTTAATTCCATTAAATGGTAATTTAATAATTTGGCGTTCTACCCAAAAGAAAGTATTTTTATTATCTGCGTCTGGTAAAAAGCGAACAGTGGCAATAGTGCCTTCGTCCATATTCCAGTGGAGATAAATTGCGTTGTCTGATTGTTGTGTAGAACCAGTTGATTTGTTTTCTTGTGCCGCGATGCGGGCACGGATTTCTGCTAGACTTGCCATAATAATTCTCCTTTAAAAATGTGCCTAAGTTGAGCCTAAATATGCCTATGTGTTGTACGGAGACAACTGACACATTGAAGCTATTATAACACTAGCTTCAAAAGTGTCAATAGTATTTATCCCGTATGTGGGTAAATACACTTATTTTAACTACTAAATTAATTATTCTAACCCAGAAAGCCCTTTTATACGAAGTAATGGGTCAGCACTCTCACCGCCTACCAATTTGCCTCGTAATCCTTTTTGACTTTGTGGCTTGTTACCTAAAATTTTATTAGTTGATACTTTATCTGTGGGGCCTAACTGACCTACCCTTTTTTGATCTGCATCTAGGCCTTCTTTAGGAATCTGTTTATCATACGCCTTTTGTGCAGATGAAAATCCACGATCATCATCCCATTTAACCGGTTTATTAGGAAAAATGTCTGACCCGCCTTGAATACCACCAACTCGTTCTGCTTTAACTACATTCTTTCCCTTTTTCGCATAATGCTTTTTTATATCATAATCATCACTACTGACTTCAATCTCTCCAGTAGATCCGTCATCAAAGGTAACTTTGTAAAGATAGTATTCACCGGGTCTCAACGCTTCATCCAATTCTTGCTCACCCACATCAGATGTTGTTGCATTGCTGTGTTGATCACCTTCAATTACTGTATCTACCCAGTTTTCTAATTCTTTAATTTGCTTCATTTCAGCCTCTGAAATATTTTTTGTTAGTTTGCTTAATATAGGCATTACTTGTTCTATTCTAGGATCAATGGAGCTTTGAATAAACATCTCACTTAAATCAGGTGAGCTTTCATCCTCATTCAATACTGGAGAATAATTTTCAAAATATTCTTTGTACCCTTTTTTTCCTGATAACTTTTTTAAAGTTTCTCTTAGTGAAGAATAATGATTTAGACCTTCATTAACCAACTTGAGTGCTGATTCATTAAATTGTCTGTTTTTTACGGCACGTGCGAAACCTGCCATTTTAGTGTATTCTTCGACCAAACTGGTTATATGTGAGCCCCTCTCATCATACGGTGTTCCCCCCTCAGCAATATGCCTAGCATATACTCTTGCTATTCCGGGCTTGTTTGTGGGGATTAAAAAGCGTTCGCCCTTTATGTTTTCCACAAATATTTTTTCAATATGTCTATAACGCTGGTCACTATCTTGTAGTATTTTAGAATGCTGTAAAATTATTTTAGTAGAGGGAACACTGTCATTGTAGCTGGCTTTTTTCCCCATAGCATGATAGCCTTCATTAAGTCCCTCTTTTTTATTATGTTCTCTTTTAGCCATATCATGCTCTAAGCTATCTTCATCACTTAATTCAAAACCCAATCCATTATTTTTTGCAAATCTTTTTAAATGCTGTTTAAGTGTACTAAAACTAAAGCTTTCATGCGTGTCTGCGCTAGGACTATCATTTACATCAGACCCATAATAAAGCACCAATCTATGTAATCCATCAAGAGTAGCAGTTACTTTGCCGTATTCTTTACCGTCCATAATAAAGGTAAACTGAAATGCGTCTGCTTCTTCGGGTACACTCACTTTTTTTCCAGAACTGCTAAACATGTCGGGTTTGTATCCCCTAGTTTTCAGTAATCCGTATAATTCTCTGTTAATAGTTTCTATATTTGCTGGCATAATTAAAATCTCTGATTTTAATATTTATCAATTATCCTATAACTGCGTAAAAGGGCAGTGGTTCAACATATTCTTCATGGTCTCGAATATGCTGATCTAAATCGTAATTAAAATTACTAATTTGTTGCATTATTCTAACCACTAATAAAGTTGACGTAACTAGATCATCCGTTTCTCCTATTTTTGCGGCGTAACTGCCACCCGAAGCTATGAAATTTTTAAGTTCTGAAACTAAACTTTTACTATTAATTTTTAACTTTTTTCCCTCTACTAGAGTTTTAAATTTAGAACATGCGGTTAATTTACTTTTATTAGTTGTGTTGAATCCGCGCCTTTTTTTGCCCGGCTCACTTAAAAATATTCCCGGTATATTATGATACCCGTATTCATTTAAACTAACTAATGCCGCCTCACCTATTCCGTTTACTTCAACAGAATAATATATGTTATCTGGTTCATTGGTGCATTCCGCTATATACTTGTTAATTTGAGATAGCAACTTAATCTGATTGGGTATATCAGTTTGATTATGCTTCCATTCAGCAACTTGTGTGGTTGTGTTGGCCTCGTATACCTGTATGGCTGCAGGGTCGCCTCCGGTGCCCACTGCAGGATCTAAAGCAACGACATATATATTACCCCGTTCCGGTTTTTTATACCAACGAATTTGTCCCTGCTTAAACGCAGGCTCTATTCCCTCCAACTCAAATAGCGCAGATGGACTTATTAATGTTTCATCTGCAATAATGAATTCGCAGTCCATTTCTCGTCTAAATCTGTCGGTGCCTAATTGGGCCCTCATTTCAGCAGCCCATTTTTCATCACGTTCAGGGTGTTCATTCCAATATGCTCTATAAGCTTTAAAACCATTAACACCTACTTCTGTTTGATTGCCGAATGAGTCTTCGGTTTTGTTAGCTTGTTTCCAAATCAACGCGAATTGGTCTTCATCACTGTTCGGCGTGCTTGTTATTATTGCTTTACCGCCTGTTGCAAGAGTAGGTGTAATAGATGTCCAAAATTCACTAGCTATTGTGGGTCTAACGAATGCAAATTCGTCAAGATATAATAATGAGATAGATAAACCACGACCTGTGTTTTCAGTAGTAGTTGCACTTATTATACGACTACCGTTATCAAAATCAAGCGATCCTTTATTGTATGTGACAACACCAGCCTTAATATGGTTCGGACAATTCTCATATGCGTAACGAATACGTTGCATAATTTCTTGTGCGCCTGCATATTTATGAGCAGCAATAAGAATTGTACTGTCTGGAACAAACATAGCATACCATAATAAATAACCTGCCGCGCTAGTAGACTTACCTGTTTGTCTAGGCATTAATGATATTGAAAACCGATATTTGTGATATGTTTCAATTAATCTTTTTTGATAGTCCCATGGGTGATATAACATACTTCCACGTGTTGGGTGTTGTATGTAGAAGAAATTATCCATAAAATACAAATACCCAGTTACTGGGTCGCAGCATTTTAAGAAATCATTTAGTTGTTCATCACTAGCAAATGCTGTTTTTGTATATGGAGTTTTAATTAAGGTAGGTGTGCTCATAAAATTATTTATTTGGTATTTTCTACTTTAATTAAAGTTTTAGGACCCGATAATATTATGTCCAATTACCTATGCTTACCGTAGCATTGCCTACGCCAATTGGATATAGTTCTATGCTGCTTGCTACGGCAACGTAACTACCTGCACCGGGCAGGCCGCTAAATGCAATTAGTGGATTAAATGTTCCTCCGGTAGTTACATTTATGATACCTGTAACAGTCAAAGTATAATATCCTGCACCATTTAATGCAGCAGTAACAGTTACAGGAGTCGAGAAACCTGTAGTGAGAATATTTTTTAAATGACTTGGTGTACTTAATGTTGCTAATGCAGTAGCCGCAGTAGTAATAGTTTGATAACTATGGCGTGCTAATACCGATGTGCCTTGTACCGCATATGCCATAGTTATATTATTAGCGGTTTTATAAACAATAACATTTATAGAATAAGCATATCTAGTGTTCGAACTTACTGCTGCCGTAACTCCAAAAAGACTTTGACCTGCAGTTTGATCGATTAAATTATGGTCGGCATTTAAAACATAAATTTGCGCTGTCTTGAGTAAACCTCTTTCTTGCCCTTGTGGAGTAGCATAAAAGATTCTTCCATCATAATTAACTGCACCCGGAGATGGTGTTGTTAACAATGTAGTAGCAGGTGTGAACACAAGCGGGGCAACTGTTGCATTGCCTGCAGGCAATGTAACATAACTATTAACATTACCAGCATTAATATTTCCTGAAACACTTAATGATGTCAGTGTACCCACGCTAGTTACATTCGGCTGTGCGTTGGTTGTTAATGTACCTGTAATAAGATTTGCAGTTAGCGTGGTTCCCGAAACATTACCGCTAATATTACCTGTTACGGATATGTTAGAAAATACAGCATTGTTAGCTCCTATATTTCCTACATTGGCATTGCCGGATGCGGTTATTGTTCCATCTGTGGTAAATTTAGTTGCATTAAATCCATTAGCAACATCTACTGTTGCTATTTTCGTAAGGGTATTACTTCCAATTGCTGCTGCCCAAAAACTTAAATTACTACCGGTGTTAGTAGGAGTAAAATTTTCTATTGCTTGGAAAACAATACGTGCGCTTCCAGTACCAGCAACTTCTGTACCATTATACCCAGTGCTAGATATTCGTATGATCTCATCGCCCGCCTGTACAGGAGTAGGTGCAACTATATTCCCGTTAATCCTACGACCAACAAAGGCTGCAAAATTTCCTATACCGTCATTGTAAAATCTAGAAGGAATATCATTTTGACCGGTTAGATGTAACATTACTCCAGTGTTAACTGGTGGGGAGACTTGTCCACTGGTGCTACCTATAATTCTTACTGCTCCTGCAGTTGGATCCACATTGGGAACAAAAACAGTAATCTGACCATCATCTGTAGCACTAAAGTATCTATTGACTAAATTAGGTGGAAAACCATTTGTTTTATAAAATCCAATATTACCAACTAACTGAACTTCAGCATTGCCTTTAGTAGCCAATATCATGTTTTGATCTACATTTACCAATGTAAGCAAGTTATTGTTAGCAGTAAAGTCGCCAAAACTTAATGGCAACCCTGCCGTATCAATGGTTAGCGTGCCGTCGTTTGAAATATTTGCCCCTGGGCCTGCTTTAACTCCGCCGATCTTAGTGTCAGTGGCAGGTGAGATGTTACCACCCACTATTAAATCACCTATGATATTGCCTGAGTTAGCGGTAAATGTATTAATTGTAAGATTAGCATCAATAGCTAAATCAATTGGTAGTCCGCCCGGGGTGTTGCCGTCACTTATCCTAATCGTATTGGTATCAGGATTGTACCACAGACGATCTTTTTGTCCTACATACGCCTCTGTGTTGGCGTTATTGTCTCTACTAGAAAAAAAGTTTTGAATAAATGACATATTAAATTTTAATTAATTATCCATTGGCTCATCGTCGGATAGTGTCATTATTGCGGTAGTGTTAGGACTAATTCCTGCATTTTTCTTTATTAAATCCAACTCGTCACATGCACATCCGTCAGTGTCTTCATCGTAGTAATTATCTACCCCTACTGATTTTTTAAGTAATTCTAATTTTTGTTGAAGAGGTGGAATAAATTCACCTAAATTTTCTTCAGCTTCTTCTGCTTTTTCCGAATTATCTGAGATTGCAGATTTGATATTTGACAGATGTTGTTCTGTGGGAGATGGTGTTGGTTTTTCTCCACTTAAATTGTCTAGCATGTCAGCTAGACTTCTTAAAATTTCACTAGATTTCATTATAGTACCCCGGTTGTTCCTAATTCAGTTACGCTGCAAACCCCATTAGCTGCTACTGCAAGAACGCTTACATAATTGCCGGCACCCACAAAAACGCTTCTTTCGGGTGATCCAGCTAAAATAATTGGGTTAGATGTGGTTGCTTGAACCGAACTATTTCCGCTTATAAAATAAATGTCTACTGTGCTAGCCACGCGAACTTTATCAGTAGCAATTAATTGAGCACTGCTAGGCGCAGAATTACTTGCGGATATATTATAATTTGCCATATTCTTAATCCTTATTAAGTATTTATTATAAAAATTTTTTCCTTAGGATGATTATTTTTTGATGGGTTTTTCGCCGGTTAAATAAGGTAAGCTGAACCATAATTTAAACCATTCGGGAGTTCCGGGTTTTATATTATGTTTTTTCATGAGTCGAGACTTTTCGGTTCCGGTGTAACTCATATTCATCTCGTTGGTACTAGCATGAGCGTTGCTAATTCCAGCAAGGCGCCGCATTTCTTCCAAATCATCTGTTACCCGAGCCGGTAAAGGAACGGTCTTGAGTTTATCAAGACCGTTTTGTATTTTAGCTTGTTTCCATACGTCAAAGGTCATAACGTATTTATTTAATGTCTAACATATTCTTCTTTGTGGCTAAAATTGCAAAATACTTTTCTTTAATAGTTTTTTGTTCTTCTTCATCAGTCGCTACTGAGGTCAAATCAAATTCAATATCATTGAATCTTTCTACTTTAAACCCAGTTCGGTTTAGTAATGCGTCTAGTTGTTTGTGGCCCATTATACTATAATGATTGGGATTATACTCATGCGGCCTTTCGCAGTCTGGACTAGGTACTTCAATGAATATTTTTCCCTTAAGCTTCAGTAGACGATTATATTCTATAAGACTGAAAATTGGATAGGGGCTGTGATGCAAATAGTGTCTACAATAGATAAAATCTACGGATTCATCTAAAAATCCGTCACTTTGGGGTAAGAAAGTAGGATCATATAACTTTACATTATGTCCTTTTTCTTTACACTGTTTTGCGTTAACTTCACTCAACGTAATTCCAGTTACGTTGGTGTATCCTCGCTCTTTCATTGAATCCAAAAAGTACCCAGTTCCACAGTAAACATCTAAAATATTTGCATCTTTGGGTAAACCCAAAGTATCAAAATAAGATGAAACCATTTCATCATTGAGCTTTTTATGTAGTTCTGTCTCACCTTCGTCATACAGGTGCGAACTATATAACCACTCGTTAAAAAACTTGAGTTTAACTAAATCTAGTGTTTTATTGATATCTAACATATTTCCCCTACGTAATAACTATTACTTAGTAAGAAAAATAGGTTCAATTATTTTTTTGTTTTTTTATTTGATTTTTCTTGAGAGAAACCCTTAAATCCTACTACTGGGCTTTTTGTATAGGTATCTTGTAACTCCTGACTGCGCAAATCGCCCTTAGTCAAATCTTCATGATGAGATCCTACTACATCAAACGCCTGAGATAGCATTTTTTGTTCGATGGGGCTATAGGGCACTGCTACGTTTTCTCTGCCTGACCAACTTTCGTGGTCCATATCTATGGGATTAATTCCGTCTGCCATTGCAGCAGCCATCATTACTCGGTTAAGTTCATATATTCTATCTGCAAATCTTTTATCCCTAAACAAATCTATACCAACACTAGCTCTTCCTTGTCGGTTAGTTATTTTTCCCCTAGATTCTGATATAAATTCGTATGCTCTCATTATTCGTTTGATATATTGTATGAACCTTCGTGTATCATTGAAGTATTTAATAATGGATTAACCATTACTCTAACATTTCCATAACCAATGTCAACTTCGTAATTGGTTAATGCTGGTCCTATGAACATGGTTCCGTAGACGCTAAATTTTACAGTAGCGTTAGTGGGAGATTTAGTTATGTCTATTGTTACTGTTTGTGAATTATTGTTTTGAACTGTCTTTAAGTTTATTTTTCCAAATTTAAAATTAGAAGCCGGATATTCAAAAATAACTTGATCAGGACTGTTATCAGTGGTATTTGCGGTAAAAGATCCTATACTAACTTTATTGACGGTTAAAGTACCGTTAGCAGTAATATTGCCATCCGAATTCAAGTTATTGATAGAAATGCTAGCTTTTAAAGAAGGAAAAACTCTTACCGGAAAAGTCAGTGTATTGCCGGACTCTATTACGTTTATGTTGCCGATATAAAAGCCCGAGTTGCCCATATAAAAATTAGCAACTGTGTTAGAGGTCGTACCGATAGTTACATCACCGGTGGGCAATATGTTTGCAGACAGTGTAATAGTATTGTTTGATTCTATATAGGTAAAATTTGCGGTACCGTTACTTTCACCATTTGCATTATATTGAAATGATCCTTCTGGGCCGGCGGGGAGTCCGTTAGCCAAATCGATAAAGTTTTGATTTATTTTTTCAAAAGCAATACGCAGCGGATCGCCGGTGCCGTCGTTAGGTAAAGTACCTATATCGATATTTGCTACAGTTATAGTCATTTCATGTTCCTAATATTATGTATTTATCGCAAAGATAAATAATACACTATGAAAAAACTATTATTTTTACTACTGCTGACCGTGTCGGCTACGTGCGTCGCCAAAAAAAGTCCTCAGGGAATAACATATGACGCACAAATTCTTCGCGTAAACGACGGTGACACTATCGTAATTTCTGCACCTTTTTTGCCTCCACCACTGAAGCAAGAGTTAGCAGTTAGAATTTATGGAGTAGACACCCCTGAAAAAGGATTTAGAGCAAAATGTCCTCAAGAAGATGAACGAGGCAAGCAAGCTACTAAATTTACCAGCACTATGATTGCAAAATCAGTAAAGAGACAAGTTACTATTTACGATTGGGATAAATTTGGCGGTAGAATTTTAGGCGATATCATTTTAGATGGACAAAGCCTACGTGCAATGCTTATTTCTAATGGTTTCGCTAGAGAATATTATGGTGATGCAAAAGGAAGTTGGTGTAACTAACTACTTTCCCGCATTTTCATAAATGTGTTTCTGAGCTTGATACCAATCTTGCCAACCTTCGACTAGCACTGCACATTCATAATAGGATGTGTAGTTGTTTACCACAACAGTAGCTACTTCACTTAGTTTTGCGTCTTCTTTTACTTTTGACAATGCAGGACACTTAGACATTAGCTTATCGGGTGCTTCTGGAAATTTAGCTGTTACTGGAACTGTAGTTGAGCATCCGGCTACCATTATGGATAGAATAACAACAATTTT